AAACTAGCAAATGAGCTGTTATCTTTGGTCATCTTATGCTCCCTTGTTTTCGTTAGCTCTTCTTAAAGCACCTGCTACTTTAGGATGATCTGCTAAACCTGGTTTAATTTTATTAATTTTGTTAGAGGCACCTGTGTGGTTGCCACCTTTAAATTCAGGATGATTAGCAATAGCTATTGCTTTCCTAATATCATCGTCTGAATGTTCACTTTTTAATTCATTAACACTTTCAGTAGCACCTAATTCGCCATTATCATCAATTGACATATCAGTTGGTGCTGGTGTAGGTATACCCATATCTGGTGTAGGTTCAAATCCAGTATCGTCGTTCACTTCAGCTTGTTCAAATTCTAAGTGATGTTTTACACTAGAAATATAGTCTGCGGCTTTAGTAATTTTAGCCTGTACCCACCCTTCAAGACCTTCTGCTTCTGATACGTTTTTAAGTATTTTGTGTAACTCTACGGAGTACTTTGCTAATTTGAATAAATCTGCCCTAGCCATTTGTACCTCGTGGTCTGTTTCCATAACGCGAGTGTCGTTGGACAAATCTTCTCTTATTATCTGTTTAGCTCTCATTGTTTAACCCCGAATATTAGTTGTTTAAGTTATTTATTGTTTATTATAATTATCTAGTTACGACAGGACCACCAAATAAGCTGGTGCCTTTCATGTTTAAAGCATTGTCTGTAGGTTTTTGTTTCTTAGGTTTAGGATGCTTAGGTGCTTTACCCATCTTACCAGGAGAACCAGCATAGTTCTTTTGCTGTTTCTTATTACCTATAGCAATGTGAGGATTTACAACTGCGGCTATATTACCCGACGATGTTGCTCCTGCTGTTGCTGTTTCTGTAATATCTTTTATTTTCATAGTATTATTACTTATCTGTTTAATTAAAAATTAAATCGTTTTAATAATCGATGACTTATTAATCGATCATTTCTTCTACTTGCTTTTTTTAACTTTATTGCCCTAGCTCGTATTATTTTTAACTCTGTTTTACTTAAATCAGGTCTCGTAGTAAAACCTAAATAGCGTAGTGCCCTATATTTAAAGTTACCTTTCTTTTTGAAGTTGTTGATTGATGCTGGTTCATTTGTTACTGCCTCGTTTTTCATTTTTCCAACTCCTCATTAATAGCCCTGGCATACCTTCGCCTTTGCCATTTGTTTTTAATTGTAACCCAAGTTTATTAGCCTGTCTTATTGTTTCACCAGGCTTAACATCCTTAGTAGTATTATATGGTGTTATGATTCCGACACCTTCGTCAAATATCATATCTTTCATACGGTTAGTAACAAATAATTTAGACTCTGTAGTAATAGCATTTAATAGATCATCTGCTGATATATTGTAGTCGTGTTGTTTCCACAAATCTTTTAATTTATTTAACGTAGCACCTAAGTTAGGTCCCGGTGTCATACCATGTTGAATAAGGTCTTTTCCTGTAATAGGAAACTCTGGCATTTTGAACTGTTCTATGTAATTTGCTAGTTCAGTTTGATTTTGTATCTTTGCTAAGTTACTAACTTTTGTTTTATCTTTGCCGTCAATAATTAAATGTTCTGCTTGTTCTTTGTTTAATTTTTTATTTCTATAAGACAGATAAAAATCTAGATCTTGTGCTTCGGCATTACTTAATCGCCATTTTTTAGCAACTGAAGAATCGTCTACTAATATTGCTAATGCTATAACAGGATCTGTATTACCTTTTAAATCATTTAGCATTTGTATTTTGCTAGTATCTAAACCAATTACTTCATCAACGCTTGTAGCTGACATGTAAGACAATGTTTGAATTACACTATGTCCTACAAGTAGTTTGGCCATTTCTTGCCATATTCTTTCTACAGAAACTTGTGATAATCCTTTAGCGTTATCTTTTATAGCATTTAATGTTTCTTGGTCCCAACTAGGACTTTCTAATTTACTTTGAAATCTAAAGTATCTTAATATTCTGAGGTAGTCTTCTTTAATACGTTCCACAGGATCGCCTACAAATTTACTAACTCTATCTTGTAAGTCGTCCATGCCGTTAAAGTAATCATACAAATTGCCATCGAAGTCTACACTCATAGCATTGTATGTTAAGTCTCTACGTTGAGCATCTTCTTCCCAGTTACGAATAAATTCTACATCAGCATGTCTACCATCAGTACTAACATCTGCTCTTAGTGTTGTAATTTCATAGCCTTCACCATCAATAATTGCTGTAAGAGTTCCGTGTTCTAATCCTGTCGGCTTATGTTTGATATTTGCTTTATCAAACATAGCAATCATTTCGTCTGGAGTAGCATCAGTTGCCAGGTCGATATCCTTAGGTAATTTGCCTAAAGCAATATCTCTAACAGCGCCTCCTACTATTCGTATCTCAAATTTATTATTTTTAAATACGCTGTCTAATTTTTCTAATGCTGGATTTAGGATCTCATTAAATGCGGTAGTGTCTAAGTCTTCATTTTCATATACTTTTCTTACTTTATGTTTGTAGTGCATATTAGAACTGTTATATCCCATTTTGACTTTAGGATACGATAATTTACCTGGAGTAGATTTTTTAATTTTTAATGGACGACGAAACCCTCCGTATGTCAGTCCACTAACACTCATTACTCCTCGCTCTGTTAAGTATTTTTCTTTATACTCTTGTAGTCCTTTTACTACTACACTTAATGAATCTTCGTCTGCTTGATACTTAATACCATGCCCGCCTGCTTTGTTCCAGTTTTCAATGTTTAATCCCCTATCATCAATTAATATGTTAGGAATGCCGTTTGAGACAGCGTATCCTTGCTTATTAGCAACGATTATCGAATTAACTGGTCGAGGGTTAAGATGTTTATTAATCCAAGAAAGTTTGTGTTTTTTGCTGTTGTTGTGATCATTTCTCAATGGGGATGACAATATAGAGTACTTGCCAAACTGTTCTATCACAAGTTTTATAAGTTGATCTGTTGTAGGAAATTTAGGAAGTCTAGCAAAGAAGTCTGTGTCGATCATCATGTTTAACGTAGGATCTACTTTAGCTGGAGGAATATCTCTATAACTTCCCGACTTAATTCCTGCTAATTTGGCCCATTCAGCAAAGAAGTCAGCAAGTACGCCGTCCATATCCACGTATACAATTGGTTCTTGTTTCTCTACTTCACCGAGTTTCATTTTCTTTCCTTATGCAGTATCGAAGTTTATGTTTTCAAATTGATATGTAGATTCTGCTTTAACCCTTTTTAATAGTGTCATTATTTTTTGTGTTTCTGCTGGGTCCTTAGCAATTAATTCCTTAAAAGCATCAGCGGCCGCAATCATTTGATTACGTGAATATTTCTCATCACCTCGTTTCATTTTCATTAGTACTTGTAGTAATTGCTGTTTGTCTTTTACACCTGGGAGTTGTTTAGCAATCATTTGTGGACTAACGCCACCTGATAATTTGCTAGTGACAGCACCATCGTCGCTACTTGTTTCTTCTCCATTGGGTGTTACTAATTCTTCAGATATTGGTGATTCATAATTGTCTTGATAATATTTTGATAACACTTTAGTATCAATGCCTTTAAATCCTCTACCTATGTTTTGAATATAATAACCTAAAGAATGGCGAAAGTGCCCATCATTTTCTTTTTCTTTTCTTAGTAATACATCGTGTACTCGCTGTGCGGCATTGTGATATCTTTGGTCATGTATTTTAGGATCTATTTTTCTTTTTAGCAATTCCCAATAAGAATCTTCAATAACCTTTAAGCTATTTTCTAGTTTTGTTATTCTTGGTTTAAATAGTTTCTGATCGCCTTTATTAGTTTTAAGTACTGGTTGCCCGTGTTCATCTTTAGTAATACTTTTTACTGTAGCTTTCCTATTTTTAAATCTACCAACTTTAACCTCATCACCTTTGTCAATCGTTGCCGTGTATGAGTCGCTTTCTTTAACAGACATTTCTGCTAGGCGTGTATCTAGGACCTGCTGGATAACCTCATTATATGTTCCAAATAAATCTGTAATGAACTGCTTACGTTGATCGTCATCTAGTGTTTTGTATTGGGCTCTTAATTCTGTAGCCGAAGTTGCTGGCTTATCTAATACTGTAAAATTAACAGTAGGTATTACAATTAAATAACCGTGTTGTTCATATCCCTTTAAGTCGTTAACTTTACTATTACCTAACGGCATAAAATAACTAGGTGTTCCGTCCTTCTTTAGTCCAGGCTTAAACCTCGGATTGTCATCCATATCTTTTTTGCCAACAGCAAAGATTACTGCTGTATCTGGGCTAACACCTGATAGTGTATTTTCGGGTCTGTATGGTGATATCTCTTCTTTAATTGCTTTAGCTGGCACACCAGTAAGCATCATCATAACACGTTTTTCTTTAAATGTAAATGGAGAGCCTGGTCCTGTTTTATTGCTTGTAGCAATAGATACTTTGTCCACACCAAATTTTGAGACTAAGCTATCGTAAACAGCTTTATGTCCCTTATGAAATGGGTGAAATCTTCCAGCATATATGATTGCAATGTTACTTGCCATTGAATTACTCCAGTTATAAAGTATTTAGCTAGTTTGAAGTAACGTTATGTCACCTTGGAATGAATAATACCCTGTATGTGATAGCCCTATGCTTGTATCAGCGTATATTTTGCCGCCTAATTCTCGCCAACGTTCACAGAATGTATAATCTTCACTTAAATAGTTACCATGTTTGTCAATGCTAGTGTCAAACAACGCATACATAAATGGTTCAGCCGCATTATCGATGTTAATGCTGTTATTATATTTTAATTTAGGAAACTTATCAAACATTGTTTGAATAACTTTACGTTTGATTAGTAAAAACCCTGTGCCTATGTCCTCAACTTCTATTAAATCACCGTCACGTGCAGAATCTGTGCTAGGGTTAAACACATAGTTAGGTTCAAATGTTTTCTTAGGGTATATGCCACCAACGACATCTTTATCGTGTGCTATGAGTTTAAATATTGATTCGGCATCAAAGCCAACATCGGCATCTATAAATAGTATATGAGTTATTTTAGGATTCATCATACACTTTGCTACAAGATTATTTCTTGCCCTAGTAACAAGGCTTTCGTTAGCCATTGTTTCTAAACTAAATGTCATATTGTTTCTCATACAAGCAATTGTATATGATACCATACTCACATAATGTTTTTCTGTAACCTGGCCACCATAACAAGGTGTGCATATAGCTAGGAAACTGTTTTGAATCGTTTCTGATTGTTCATCTGAAAACATAAATTACCTACTTAAATTGAAAAAGAAGAGCCACACCCGCATGTTGTTTTAGCATTCGGATTGGTCACGTTAAATCGTGAACCTTGTAGATCTTCTATATAGTCTATTGTTATTCCTTCTAAATACTGATAGCTCATTGGATCAATACGTAATTGAACACCATTCTTTGTTACAGTAGAATCTCCTTCTATTAGTTTCTCATCTAATACAAAACCATACGAGAAACCCGAACATCCGCCGCCTGAGATATAAACACGAAGATTCTGATCACCTTCTTTCATATCTGCTACACGTAATGATGCAGCATCGGTAAATCCAATGTTTGCTGTATCGATATCGTGCGAAAGTATATTATCCATATTTATTTACTCAAGTGTATATACCTAAATTGAAATTTCTAATTCGTGATCTGGTATAGTTTTTGATAGTACTTTGGAGAGCCTGTTAGCTTCTTCTTCTGTAAACGCTACATTAAATTTACAACCTAATGAACTTTCTAATACATCAATGTGCCAGTCGTCTGTGCTTTCAGTAAGGCCTTTGCCTAACACCATAGCGATAGCGCCAGCAAATATTCTTTGCTCGTGTATTGTAGGTTCGTGACCTAAATCTAGTTTGATCCAATTTTCCATTAGTAATTAAACCTCAATTTGCTAATTGTTCCTGCTGTGAAGTCAGTAACACTAGCTCTAATGTTAACAAAGTTTCCAGTACAGTTAAACGCCAAGTGTGATGTGTTTGTTGTGTAGGTCTGAAGTGTTCCGGATGCTGTACCTGCAGGATCACTTAATGTAACATCAAACCAGTCAGCACTAGTAGGTGTTTCTACTAAACTTGCTTGTATTGTAATTTTACCAGTAAATGCTATTAACTGCCAACTGACTGTATGTAAGCCGTCTGCGTAGCCGTAATAGCCATCTCCCTTTGCTGGATCGCTTTGAAATGCTACAGAGCTACCGTCATAGTTTCCTGTAGAGGTACCGTGTGTTGTTGTCGCTATAAGTGTTGTTGCTGTTGCTGGCATATTATTTTTTCCTTTTACGAATGTATTTATTTAATATCGTGTGCTTTAGTCAATCAGTCTGGAGTTGTACTGTCTACTTTCTTTACATATTTTATAACTCTCGAAATTGAATTGCCAAGAACCAAGTCTACTAACGTTAAGTTGTGGTCGTCTTCAACATAAATCCAATCACCAAATGGTATACCGTAATTCCTATGTGCCAATGTACTCATGTCTGCTAATCGCCTATCAGTTACTTTAATAGTTTCTTGTGTGTTCAGGTCATTGATTATGTTAATTATAGATTCATTTTTCCTACACTTATCTTTAAGTATAACACGATACTTGTATTTCTCAAGTGGGAAATTATCACATTCTATTTCATTTGATTTAATTTTAGGGTTTACTAAATTAATTTCATGAATTAACTGATCTACCTCCTGTAACAAAGAAAATATATTATGGTCGTTTGTGTAGAAGTCTACAATATTTCCTTCAATTCTAAGTTTAGGTTTTTCGCCTAACGTGTCGTACATCCATTGGATTAACTTATACGTGTCTTCGTACTCCTTATTCCATATGCTGTTTTTAGTTGTAGGTCTACTAAATGAGTTATTTAAATACGATTTTAATATACTCCTATCTTCGGGGAGTAAATTTGTTATCCATTGTTTGTATGGCATTGTATTAGCACCACTAAATTTAGCACGTCTTGAATAAAGCCAACGCCAATGATAAAGTGGACAAAACCGTATACGGATGTGAAACTTGCTATAGAACTGCTGGTCAGATATCCTAACTATAGAATAAAATTTATTTAAGTTCGGGTTTAAACTGGTCCAATACAATGAGACCGGATTTGTCGACGCCTGTTGTAGATTCAGCTGGTAGCTCTTCATCTAACCCTCCTGTAGTAACTATAATTGTAAATAGATCATCTATATAATCGATTCTCATTAATGAGCCTTCGGTTATTGTTTCGAATAAAATTTTCTTAGATAATGGGATTTTAATCTTATCTTCAATTACCCGTGCTAGTGGTCTAGCACCCATTTTCTTATCATATCCTAGCTCGGCTAACTGAGCGACAGCCTTCTCCATAAACTCAATTTTGATTCCTTTTTCTGCTAACAAGTCATTAATCTCTTCTTTAAATTTACCAACAATTTTCCTTACTACTTCAGTTGATAAATGGTTAAACTTACAAATGCCATCTAGTCTATTACGGAACTCTGGCTTAAAGAAGTTTTTAACTGCTTTGTCTTCTTCACCTGTTTTCTCTAATGTATTACTAAACCCTATGTTGTTCATTTCATTATCCATTGCTCCTAAATTCGATGTCATTAAGATAACTGTATTTCTAGCATCAGCTTTTTTACCATTGGTGCTTGTGATAAATCCTTCATCCATAAGTTGTAGTAACACATTGCTAACATCAGGGTGTGCTTTTTCTATCTCATCAAATAATATAACAGCATGTGGATTCTTTTCAATTTGACTTACTAGCAATCCACCCCCTAGGTTGCCGTCTTCGTATCCTACGTAACCAGGAGGAGCACCAATCAGTCTTGCTATTGTGTGCTTCTCTTGATATTCTGACATATCAAATCTTAATAGCTTTGCTTGACTGTGTTCTGCTAATAGTTTAGCAAATTCTGTTTTGCCAGATCCTGTAGGACCTAGTAGTAAAAATGTTCCAATTGGTTTGTTAATACTTTTTAGTCCTGCTTTGCTTACCATAATTTTATTAACTACAGTATCAATGACTTGATCTTGTCCAAATAGACTTGCTTTAATTTGATCATCTATGTCTGCCAAACTCTTTGTAACTTCAGAGTTTAATTGCTCTAATGGTATCTTAGTTGCTTTAGATAATTCGTCTATGATATTAGATTTACGAATTTTAAAGTTTTCGTATCCTAAGAAACGTTGCCTAGCACAGGCACTATCGATTAAATCAATTGCCTTATCTGGTAGTTTCTTATCTGGTTGGTGTCTGACGCTAAGGTCAACAGCGGCTTCAATTGCCTCTGGAAATATTTTTGCTTTATGAAAATCCATAAAATACTTGTTAAGACCAGTAAGTATTTCTTTCGATACTTCTGGTGTGGGCTCTTCAACTGTTAGTCTATAAAATCTTCGCATAAATGCTCTGTCTTTTTCAAAGCTCTGCGTATAATCTTCCCATGTGGTAGTAGCTATTATTTTAACTTCTCCTTTAGCTAATGCTGGTTTCAGCATTTGCATAAAATCTGGTCCACTGTTTCCCCCGGCGCCGGCACCCTTCATTTGATGTGCTTCATCAATGAAGATTATAGTGCCCGGTATTAGTTTTGCCGCGGCTATAATATCTTTCAATCTTTCTTCAAACTCGCCTCTGTATTTGGTTCCAGCAATTAATCCGCCAACATCGAGATTGTGTATTTTACAATCTCGTAAATACTTTGGAACATTACCTGATATAATCCTGTTAGCTAACCCTTCAGCAATAGCAGTTTTGCCTACTCCGGGATCACCAATTAACAGTACGTTTGATTTGTTTCTTTTTGCTAATACTTGGCATATTTCTTCTATCTCAGATTCTCTACCGATAACAGGATCAATTTTGCTATTCTCAGCCTCTACATTTAAGTTAACTGTAAATTCATCTAACGTTTCTTGAGCCATGCTTATATGTAGCTCTGTTTCGTCTTCGCCTGTATATGTCTTATTAAAAAATAATGTTAGGGCATCCTTGTCAACTCCAAACTTTTTAAAATAGTAGTAAGCATGACTACGTTGTTCAGCCATAATGCTCTGGAACAAGTCTATTGTTTGTAAATGCTGTCTACCACTAAACAATACTTGAGTAAATGCTCGATTACATACCCTATCTAATCCTTGTGTCTTTTGAACTTCAACAGGTGTTGCAGAAGCAATAGGTAATTGCTCAACGTAACCTCTAAGTTCTAAAGCAAGTTGTTCTTGATCACAACCATATTCTTCTAACATGATTTTAAAGTTTTTATAATTAACTAATGCTAATGTCAAGTGTTCAATAGTGACATATGTGTGGTTCAGTGAATCCGCAAATTCATATGCTTTGCTTAAAATTAAATCCATTTCCGGGTTGTGCTTTATTGCCATATTATATTCCTAACTGTATTGTATTTCATTATTAAATCGTTGATTCATTGTTATTCCTTGACAATGATCATATTCGTGTAACCAACATCTTGCTTCTAAGTTTGTAAAATCTGCCGAGTAATAGTTTCCTGCATAGTCTTGATATTTAACACTACAGTTTGTCGGCCGTTTAATCATCTTCGGTTCGCCTGGAAAACTCAAGCAACCTTCCTCTTCTGTTCTAAACGAAGCGAGTTGCCACGGAGCTTCGGTGTGTACTAGTTCAGGATTAATACAAGTAAGCATTGTACCGTCTAATCTTTTCATAATAAACATTTGTATATTTACTCCACATTGGTTAGCCGCTAATCCTCGTCCACCGTTTTCAATCATAATAGCAATAAGTTCTAAATTGTATTTTTGATACAACTTTTTGCTTTTTTCTTTATCAGTCCAAGTAAGTTTTTTGCCTACCTTGTGTAGATATGTTGGATCTAATCTCATTTTAATGTGCGGCCCATACTACAGTATTTAAATCAATACCGTCTTTATACATATCCCATAGAGGCGATAATTCTCTTAGCTTTTCTACTTTTTGTCTAACAAGTGTAATTGCTTTATCTACATGTTCTTCTGTTGTATAACGTCCTATACTAAAACGTATTGAACTAGCTGATAATTCATCACTAAGTCCTATTGCTCTAAGAACGTAAGAAGGTTCTAAACTTGCTGAGGTACATGCCGATCCTGATGATACTGCGATACCAGTTATTGCCATCATTAACGATTCGCCTTCAACATAGTTAAAACTAATATTTAGGTTATTGCCAATACGTTGTTCCATATCGCCATTTACCTTTACTTCTTCCATGTCAGAGAAACCAGCGTACAATCTATCTCTAAGTCCACGTGTTCTAATTTCTTCGTCTGCCATCATTTCTTGTGCTAACGCAAATGCTTCACCGATGCCAACAATTTGATGTGTAGCTAATGTGCCTGAACGCATTCCACGTTCATGCCCACCGCCATGCATTTGTGCTTCAAGTCTAACTCTAGGCTTACGAGAAACATAAAGAGCTCCCATACCTTTTGGACCATAAATCTTATGTGCTGAAAAACTCATTAAGTCAACTGGAAGTTCTGTTAAGTTTATTGGGAGTTTACCAACTGACTGTGCCGCATCAACGTGAAAGAATGTTTTGTTTGCTCTACAAATATCACCAATTGTATGTAAGTCTTGAATGACACCAATCTCATTATTAACGTGCATGAATGAAGCTAGAATTGTATCCTCTCTTATTGTAGATTTAAATTCTTCAATGTCTAACAGTCCACTTGGTAATGGATTCATATACGTAACTTCAAAACCTTCTCGTTCAAGTTGACGACAAGTATCTAGTACTGCTTTATGTTCTGTCTTTGATGTGATAATATGTTTACCACGTTTTTCATAAAAATGAGCAATACCCTTAATGGCTAGATTGTTAGACTCTGTAGCACCAGAGGTCCATACTATTTCTTTAGGATCTGCTCCTACTAAATCTGCAACTTGTTTACGTGCTTTGTCTACTGCCGCCTCGGCTTGCCATCCATAATAATGTGAACGTGATGCTGGATTTCCAAATGTGCCTTCTAGTGTTAAGCACTCTGCCATTTTTTCAGCAACACGTTGATCTACAGGCGTAGTAGCCGAATAATCCATGTAAGTAGGTGTAATATCTGTCATTTTCTCATTTTTCCTTCCATTTTATTATAACATCTTTTTGTTCAGCTGTCAAATCTTTAGGTATATTAATATGTAACCTAACAAATAAGTCGCCGCCTTTCAATCCATATCTAGGTATACGCTGTATTGACTGGTGTCCAGTTCCTTCCTTAATTGATATTTTTAAAACTCTATCATCGATATGTGTATATTCAGTTGTTCCGCCTACAATTGCGTCCCATACACTAATCTCATGTTCTGCGATAAGTTTTCCACCTTCTATACTGTACTTATTATCTCTCTGAATTAGAACAGTGATTAGTAAATCACCCGGGATACCCATTTGGTTTGGAGGTAGGCCGTGTTCTGAATAACGTATTCTAGAACCGTTATTAATGAACGGTGGGGTTTTAACACTTAATGTTTTACCGTTTACTCGTACGATGTGTTCATGCCCATGCCACATCTGATGGAAAGTTATTGGTAGTTCCATATTGATATCTCTACCCCTCATTGGCTGGTGTTGGCTCTGTTGTCCAAAGACATTAGAAAATGCTCCACCGAAGTTAGAAAATAAGTCATGTAAATCTTCTTGGGACATGTTATTACTAAATCCGTTCGTAGGATCACCTTTGGTAATTCTACCATAAGCCTCAGATATTTCTTTCATCTTGACTTCGCTACCACCTTCCCTATCAGGATGGTGTTTCATAGCCATTTTTTTATAGGCTTTCTTTATTGTTTTTTCATCTGCATCTGGGGATACACCTAAAATTGTGTACGGATCTTGATTCATGTGTATATTATATACGAAAACTCAACGTTTGTCAAGTTAGTATTTCTAATCAGCGGGGTCGCTGTGTGATGCTTCTTGGTTCTTGTTAGTGCCGCCAACATATAATCCAAACCATGCCGCACCAGCACCTGTAACTACTGATACTAGTCCTGATTGTGCTATGTTAGGATCAGGCAACCCCATAAACCAATGTACTACTTGATATAACAACACAATGTAAACAGTTATAAATATTCTTGGAAATAGTCTCCAAGCATCAAAGGCCCTGGCCAAATCAATTACTTTATCGTATCTGTTGTCATTGTATTTGTATAGTGAATTTTGTTTTTTCTCTGCCATTACTTTTTTCCGTTTTTAATTTCTTTGATTGCTTTTTTGTTTTGCTCAATTTGATTGCTTTGTGCTTCATCTAATAGAGCTTGTAGTTTGTTAGCTTTTTCAAGAGGAGAATCTTTATGTACTTCTTTGTTAATAACTTTCTCTAATTTGAGAAGAGGTATTCTAGTATTTTGTATGTATCGCCAAGTATATCCTCTGTCTGAGTATACACCAAATACTGTTTGATTAATACCAATTTTAACTATAATAGCATCATCGCCACCTAATATTACTGTGTCACCTTCGTTAAATGCTGGATTCATTTTGAACTTCAACCCTTGTGCTAGATTTTGTACAAAGTCTTTAGTCCAAAATGCTATCATCAAAGATATAAGAATCGCGACCCACGGCATTATTAATTCTGCTAAATCTATACCTAATTGTTCAGTCATTTACCTAACCCACCAAACTTTGGATAATCATCACCTTCTATATTGTCGAGCCTTGCTTCCATTTCATCAAAATGTTTTGTTAGCTCTGGGTGTACTTTCCTCCAAGCATTTGGATCTTTCTTAAACCAAGTCCAACCCCAACGCTCTACTAAAAAGTTTATAATAGTATCAAACTTTCCGTACAACCACATTCCTGCTCGTGTACCTTTAAAATATGTTGAAAATGCTAGACCAAATAATGACCCCACAAGTGCTGTGTATATCCATAGCCGCTCAGTGGCCATTCTTTCAATTATATCTATCATATAGATCCCATCCTTTATAATGTATATTTAGTAGATCTTAATAGAGGTTATTGAATTTGCCACCATTTTTTATCAGCGCCTTCTTTATTTTTTTCTTCAAGTTTTGAGTTTGAATCATCTATTTTCGCATCTGCTTCTTCATAGTAATCTTTATAAGCACCTATGATTGCTTTTTGTTGTTGAACTAGTGCCATTATATCTGACATGTTTGTTGATAGTTGCTCATAGCCGTCATCAGTCAGTCCAAACAGGACTATATCTTTTTTGTCATCTGATAAGCGTTGCCAGATTGTATCAACGTTTTCTTCATTTATAACAAACCATTCAACATTTTGTAAATTTAGTGTAGATGCTTGGGGCAATGCCAAAGATGGTTTTTCAATTGGCTTTGTAGTTATTTCTAGCTCTTTTACACTACTACTACATCCAGCTAGAAATAATGTAGCGATAATTGATAATACTATTACTTTGTTCATAAGTTTTTCTTCCTCCATGCCTCTGATTGTATGCTAGGATCAAAGTTAGGATTTGCTATCTCATAACATTCCGGATTGATTTCGCTAGGTTTTGTTGCTGAAATTTCTGATTCTAATAGTTCTGAACCACTAATTATTTCAGCACATCGTAAAGCATTGGCAGAACCTTTATTGATAACTTTTTCTGTGTAAGTATCTCTTGCTATTCCTAATACACCTAAGTCGTGTCTGCTTAATTTATTTTGTAGTCTTTTGTTTGCGGAGTTTATCTCATCAAATTTGGCATTAACTTTTTTATTTTCTATTGCCATCTTTTTATAAGACTCTTCCATAGCCGCCTTGGCCGCTTCAGCTTCTTGTACAGCCAAAGTTGCTTTTGCCTCATTGGCAACCAAAGTGGCCATACGTTCCTGTGTATCATTATAATACCAGTAACCTACTCCACCCATGGCTCCCATAAGGACCATCATAATTAATGCTAATTTTAATCCCATAATTTACTCTCCAAATCCGTCAATTGCTCGCCTTCTTTTAGAAATCTCTTTAGGTGTTTTCTTTTTACCTAATAGCTTCCTTTGATTTTTTATAAAACGTTCAAATGCTTTTAATGTAGATTTTCTCACGTTATCCTAATAGTTTTGCTAGTGTGTTAGGTCCAACTATGCCATCTGCAGTTAAACCATTTTTTGTCTGCCATCCCTTAACTACTTGCTCTGTACCAGAGCCAAAGTTACCATCAACTGGTAAAATATTTAACGCCCTTTGTACTTTCATAACAGTATCTCCTTTAGAACCTTTTCTAACAGTTTCATATTTGTCTGTTGTTGACGGAGTGTAATGACCACCGAACACTTCTAAAGCATGTTCATAATGTTCTTTACGATCCTCAAGTCCTATTGTACCACCGTTAATTCTTTTTGTCATACCAACAATATCTTGACTGTCGGCATATTTGTTCAAACCGTTTGTACTCCAAAACCAACAAGCTGATTCTAAAGCACCTTTTTTAGTTTCTAAATATGTTACTACTTCTTCTGGTGTTTTATTAATTGATTCACCAAATCTTGTGTAGTTACTTCTACCTGTTAATTGTATTACGCCACGTCCACGAAATTTGTACCCGTCGCCTGTACCTGTATCGCCATTGTCCATTCTGTTAGCATAGATAACGTTAGCAATCTTTTCAGGTTGTCTATGATAACCAGTTGCATCTCTTCCGGCATTTTTAAAATACTTTGGGAATACTCTGTTAAGGGCATCTGAACTATAGTTTAGGTTTTCTTTTAAAACTGTAAATTGTAGACTTTCGTGTCCACATTGTGCTAAAAATCCTGCTACTCTATTCTCAGTAGTAATACTGTATAATGGTAGCATAGTTTTCATTAATTTGTACCATTTATTAACTTCTTTGTTTTTAGTTAAGATACTTGATAGTCGGTCTTCTGTAAAATTAAATTTAAAACCCATTTTGATTCTTCCTCTCGTAAGTTCTACTTACTTACTTATTGAAAGCGATTAAATGTTAACGGCTTTCTTGATATCGTCTATTAATGTCGAGTCTACTAAGAAACTGTTGTAGCTGTCAGACGAATTTGGTATTTCGTCTAGTGTGTCTTCTGTAACATCTTTGCTTATAGAACTTTTGCTATATCGCATTTTCCAATTATCTAGTTCAGCAATTTTGCTTACTTCTTTTAGCATGTATCCAACGTTATCTCGAATGTCTGTGTTTCGTTCTACTTCTACAAACACCATATACTTACCGTGTTTGTTTGTGCCCGGTGATACCGCGGCATCTAATATCCATTCATATCCCGACTCTAAAAAGTTAACTAAATCTTGACCAGCATCCTTGTTTTCGACTGTAAAGTTAATTACACATACATCTTCGTCTGTGCCCATTTTTGATTTATAACGATCTACATCAATATGATCGTTAATTGTCATTCTTAGGTCTCCGCGTTTAAGTCCCATTATAAATCTAACTCCGTATCCATTGTTGGTTCGATTGGTGCTTCGATAACATCAGTATCTGTTGTTCCAGCTTCGTGTGTTGCTGTGACATCTTCCATATCGTAAGTGTCACCTTCAATTTCAATACTACCTCTGTAAATTTCTGACATTAACTGCTTAGGCATAGTAATTTCTACTACCCATATCTTTTCTGAAACCATTTTAGGATATCTGGTTCCGTCCATGAAATTTTCTAAGTTTCTAGCCTTATCAGCTGAAATATCTGCTGGAGTTTCTAGTACATCTTTCCTGTACTTAATAGTAGCGCCGTAATCCAACAAGCGTCTTGCGCCGTCCGGATCTGGCATCTTCTTTTCTGGCCACATAAAAGACGCTGTTACCCAATGTCTTTCAGAGACAGGTCCTAAGACTAATTCACCGTCTGTCCAGTTCTTATAACTGTAAAGATGAACAGCATCTAGTACTCGCTCAAAGTCTATCAGTGTTTCTGTAAAACTATCCGAGTTGTATAACCCTTTTAGTGTTTCTGCTATATCTAATGCTTTCATTATTTAATCCGTATATGTATCAGTGTATTTAGTTTAAAATCTAAGAATATTATATAAGTTATATGGTTTTGCTCTTACTCATTAAATACTTATAGTGGTTACATGATTCCACTTCAAGAATTGAATAGGTTTCTGTGCCGCTACACATTGTTTACAGGAGGCACCAATGTCAAAGAAAAACAAAAGACACAAGCACAATCTCGCTTATGCGGAAGATAATACATTACAATTTGACAATATTCGTCAAAAACCACCACAGATGATTCCTAGATCGATAGCACAAGAGCATTATATTGATATATTAACAGATATTAATTGCCCTATAGCTGTTACTAGTGGACCAGCTGGTACAGGAAAAACATACTTGGCCATGCTAGCGGCTGTTAGAGCCCTACGAACGGGCGAGTGTGAGAAACTGGTTTTAACTAGGCCGGCTGTAGGGGTTGATGACGAACAACACGGATTCTTACCTGGCGACTTGAACGCTAAAATGGAACCGTGGACGAGACCCCTTTTCGATGTGTTAAAGGAATACTACAGTACAAAAGAAATAACTAGGATGCTAGAAGAAGAAATATTGGAGATCAGTCCACTAGCATTTATGCGAGGTCGAACTTTCAAAAAATCGTGGATCATAGCAGACGAAATGCAGAATGCCACCCCAAGTCAGATAAAAATGTTGCTCACCCGCTTAGGAGAAGGATCTAAAATTGTAGTTACCGGAGATGTTAAACAGGCAGATAGGCACAATTCAAAGAACGGATTATTAAATTTTGATGCTATCGTAGATGGCAAAGAGATGACATATATCAGAACTTGTAAGTTTACTAACAAGGATATAGAAAGACATCCGGCGGTTGCGGAGGTATTAGCATTATATGGTGAATAACTAACATTTAATCAAAATCAAGGAAAACTACCCATATAACTCGCAGATAACTGTTTTCCTTGATTATTTATCACTGAACTATCATAGTTTTCGGTACCGAAGACCAAATCAGAAGTTATAACTATGGTTCGGCCTATGAGTAAATATTACAGCTGAGCATACATTGTTGGCTTGATAAAGTAATGGAATACTTTTAAAAGTAACTTTTTTCAACGATTAGAGTTGGAAAAACATTTCAAAGGAGAAATAATATGTTAGATAAAATCTTACGCTGGGTATCCGGCGCAACAGAAGCAGGTGTATCACTAATTGGTCTTGCTATCGTACTACAAGTAGTATTCGGTGGATCAGTTCCTTTCTTAGGTGGTGATGTAATCGGTACTGTAATTGGAATAGTTGGCCAACTTGGATCAGCTGGTTTAGTTGGACTTATATCTGCGGCTGTGCTGTGGAAACTATTTTCAAAAGACTAAGACCTGTATCAAATTAATTTAAAATGAAAAAGCAAATCCTAACCCGATTTGCTTTTTTTATGACTGGAATTTAAGTCAAAAAAATCGCCAAGTAAATCAATACTTGACGAGTTTATTAGCGACTTATCCTAACTTGTTAAGTTCTATTACGTTAGCACCTTTGCCGGTTATGAGTTCATATATGTCTTTCCAGTTCTTTGCTACAGGAAATCCGTGATTAGTATTCATGTTAAATCCATGTTCGATTACAATAGGTTTCAGGCCAGCGTTCTTACCAGCTACAGCATTTTCAACTTTATCTTCAATCCACCACATCTTGCTATTCTTATATACAGATAGTGCTTCGTCTTTATCAGCGCCTGTACCTAAGCAAGTAACTTCTGTAAATACTCCTTCGCCAAACAACTTGTCTAAGTTTTGTACTCTAAGTTTTTTAGCATGATAGTTAGTAGACATACTAGTAATAGCATGGAAAGTATATCCTTCGTCGGCCATTTTTGTTACATATTCAACAGCATCTCGTAATGGGGGTAAAAACCCCATTGCGGCACTTTCGTTAAAAGTTTTAATAAGTTTTCTAGCTTGTTGCTTTTCAATTCCGTAACGAAAGTTCATTCCGTATACAAATTCTTCGCCTTCTTGCTTTTTAAAGCCTTGTTCTATCATCCAGATATCAAAAGCGTACTCCCAGTTTAATAACACACCATCTACATCTGTTAATATTGTCTTTTTCATATGAATCTCTTTATTGTTAATTATACTAATATTATACACTAGTTTTGGCCGTTTGTCAACCTTTTTTCTTTCTATTTTTATTAAATTATTTTCATTTTTTTGTTAAATACTTATAACAGTAAAATAGAGTTGCTGTAAGTAATAGTAATAGTAATAGGAATATATAGACTACAACGAAGGGAGCAGTCCCGTTTCTAAGCCTAAATAGATAAACGGCACACATAGACGCTAATAATGGTGCTGTGACGAAAAACAATAAGGATTAGAATATGTTTAGATCTTTTTTTCAAGAGACAAAGTGGTTGCTGATCATCAGTTTCACATTACTTGCCGTACTCGGAGGCAACGTATATTGGTTCGCAACTTTACCAGTTACTGCTGGCGACCAGTGGCACGCTCCTAACTTTGAAGACCCCAATAGAGATGTTCTATCGCCTTTAGCGTTTAAAAAGATCGGTGATCATCTGTATACAATGACCGGTAATATCTTAGCAGAAGACTGTGAACGTATTGTTCCAGACCTACCTAAAGGTGACCATCCATTTACAGTTATATTAGAAAGCCCAGGCGGATCATTAGCAGATGGGGCCTGTTTAGCAGGGCATCTTAAAATTCGAAACGTAGTAACTGTAATTAGAGACACACCTATACTAAACGAAGACGGCGAAGTGATATATGAGCCAGGACTAATTGGCCTAGCAGGCGATCCTGATCCAGATGGAAAAGTAATATGTGCCTCTTCGTGTTCATTACTATTTTTAGCAGGTGACAATCGTTACTTGATTGGTGATGTGTGGTTAGGAATACACGGACCCAGAACACCTGATGATGCTATCGCTGGTATCGGTAAAAGAGCCCTCGAGGCATCAGCATATAGGACTTCAGCCGCAATAATGTTAATGTTAGATCAATTAGGAGTAACAGACAATCAAATTAAATATATGTTTGTTCAAGTTCCTTCAACATCGATGTATTGGCTTAATGTAAAAGATTTTGAATATAAACCCGAACTCAAAACACTAGCTACCCACTATAAAAACTTTTGGGGTTTTACTGGCGTTGGTGCTGTAGGGTTCGACGGTACTCAACAATGATCAAAGGAGATATACAATGTTAAAATCGTTTTTTGGAACATGGGCCTATGCCTTTTATGCTTGGGCAATGCTAAGTGTATTGCTAGGTATATCTTGGTACACCGTAGAAATACTTGTTTTTTATAATGCCTGGAATAAAGAAATTTATGATGTCATTCAAACATTAAACGAAGATAGATTTTGGGAATTATTCTTAGGATTTGATTTAGGACGAATGTGGGAGTTTTTCACATTAACAGAAGACACAATGCCGTCATTTGTTGAGATTATAATATTATATACACCAATAGCCGTGTATGCTTCTTGGCAAACACAAAGGTATTGTTTTAAATGGCGTGAAGCTAATACTCACCATTACTTAGTTAGGTGGGAGAATTGTAAAGCTAAAATAGAAGGTGGTAGTCAGCGTATACAAGAAGACTTAATGATATTTGGTAAAACCCTACAAGGGTTATTTACTGGATTCTTTTCTTCTATATTAATACTAATTGCTTTCCTCCCTATTCTATGGGAATTGTCTGAAGGTTTGCCAATATGGAACGGCAAAATAATTCCAGGATTCTTAGTATGGGTAGCATTAAGTGTATCTATAGGTGGTACATTGATATCTGTTATCCTTGGTTGGAAACTTCCAAAACTTGAGTACAATAATCAAAAAGTTGAAGCTACTTTTAGAAAACAATTAGTGTACTCCGAAGATGATTTTAATAGCAGGGCTACCGAAGTTCTATTTCCTATGTTTTCATCAGTTAAAAGAAACTACTATAGACTTTTTAACTGGTATATGGGATTTGGCGTCTGGCAAACAGCATTTGGATTATGTGTAGGCAACTTAGCACTTATCGTACTTGCTCCAGCATACTTCCAACAGCTGATTACTTTAGGCGTATTATTCCAAGTTCTAAACGCCTTTGGTAGAGTAGAAAGTTCAATGGGTTTCTTCATAGATAGATGGACTACAATTGTAGACTTTTTATCAGTAATAAAACGTATCCGTGAATTTAACAAGGCCCTGGACCAAGCAGAATTAGAGGAAAAATAAAATGATAAAGAAAACTTTAGCCAGATGGTGGCTAATTACTGTCATCACATTGTGTGGATTTGTGCCAGTATATCAATACGGCATATTCCATGACATTTATAAGGCAGACGTGACTGGTATTCACTTAGTGATTTACGGTGTGTTTCTAATAGCAACAATTCTAACAGGGATTGCCGCTTATAGAACATCCAAGGATTCTAGCAAAAAATATAATTCAACAACACACAAAGTAATAGAAATGAATTGGTTCTGTTCAGAAGCTATGATGACATTAGGTTTGATTGGTACTGTAGCAGGTATGATATATTTGTTTGGGCAGATCTTTTTAGACATAGATCCAAGTAATGCAGACGATTTGAAAAAGGCATTATCTTATATGGCTACTGGTTTGTCAACTGCTATGTACACTACGATTTGCGGTATGATCGGAGCGTTGCTTATCAAGGTCCAATTAATGAGTATAGAGTTTGATCAAGATGGATAAAAATAAGTATAAAAGCATGACATCATTCCTAGATATGTTATGGATATTACTAGCAGGGTTTGGTGCTATGTTTATTATTGCTTTTCTTCTTATACAACCTCCAGCAAAAGAGGCAGATATTATTAAGAAAGCAGAATATATTATTGTCCTTAGTTGGGACAGTAAAGTAGGTGATGATATTGACCTTTGGGTACAAGATCCAAAAGGTGTTACGGTTAGTTTTAAAAATAGATCAGCCGGCTTTATGAACTTAGAAAAAGACGACCTCGGAAGAACAAACGATACTATGACAGACGAGTATGGTACTGTAACTGTTATGGAAATAAACAGAGAAACAATAACACTTCGAGGGACTATAGAAGGCGAATACCAAGTTATGATTCATGTTTACAACAGAGAGTTTAAGAGTATGGGCACAGGATTAGGCAGAGAACGAACTACTGGGCCGGTACCGTATACAGTTGAAGTTGTTAAGATTAATCCTTATAGAATTGTTTATGCCGAAGAAGGATTTTATGAATTTGACAAACAGGAAATAAGCATTGTAAGATTTAAAGTAGATAAAAAAGGTTGGTTTGATGGTTTTAACAAAGATCCATCAAACATTATAATGATGAGATCTACCTCGTACGACGGCAATACTGAAACAGTAGACGGGACACCAAGATTATGATACTAGATATAGAAACTACTAAACTCTTTTTAACAATATCAATTTTCATACTAATGGGATTTAGTTTATTAGTATCCATTCGTTACGGTAAACTAAATAAATGGACTTACATAATGATTCCTGTTATATTAGCGTTATCTATAACTGTTAAAATTAGTATAGAAGATATGTTAGGTTATCCTACTAACAGACAAGTAACTAAAGAACAATTATACCTGACTCACATGATCGGTATAAACAAAGAATGGATATATATTTGGGCAATTGACAAACAAGTATCTATGGTGCCAAGGTCATATAGAATAGACTATACTAAAGAAAATGAGAAAAAACTTAATGAAGCTAAGAATCAAGCATCAAGCGGAGTGCCAATGGGAGTGACAATTGAACGGCCGCCTATATCATTAAGTGATAATCAAGATCAAACTAGAGTCCGAGTAGATATTTACAACAAATTTACTGGGGTAACTAAACAAATTAATGGGGAAAATGAATGAGTGAGAAAAAACAATTAACACCAGCAGACATGATACCACCTAAAATAGAATTACTATTAAATGGTATGTATGTGTTTATGGGAGATGTTTCTATGGAAACTATGAGTCCAGTAGTTGACTGGATACTCGCTGAAAACATGAAAAAAACTAATAAAGCAAAAGAATTAACCTTAGGGATTTGTTCTCGAGGTGGAGACTTAAATGCCTGTTTTGCTTTAGTTGATGTTATGAGGGCGTCGTCAATACCCGTTAAAACAGTAGGACTTGGGATGATTGCTTCATGCGGTTTACTGTTGTTTATATCAGGTAAGAAAGGACGAAGAGTGCTTACACCTAATACAGCAATATTGTCTCACCAGTACAGTTGGGGAAGTGTAGGTAAAGAACACGAACTATTTGCTCGTGTTAAGGAAATGGAACTAACCTCAGAGCGTTTAATTAATCACTATAGAAAGTGTACAGGATTATCAGAAAAGAAAATTAGAGAAGTTTTACTACCTCCTCAAGATGTATGGCTTGGTTCCGAAGAAGCCTTAGCATTAAAACTTTGCGATAGGGTAGAAAGCATTAAATAGAATAGTATCTCATCATTAACGAATCCCTATTAAAATCTGTTAAGTTATTAATAGGGTTAACTAAATGCCAAGAATCTTCACTTGGTTTAATACACCAAGCGACATTAGGTATAAATGGTATAGTTTCAATTGTCATGTAACTAATCTTTACATTAAATGCGTTAAATTTCTTTAGTAACTTTAAACCCAACCCTGGATGGCTGTTGTCAATAGGACAGTATACTTGAAAGTTCAATAGTAATCCTTCATGATTCATATCTGTATGTGGTTTTAAATCTATAGTAATTTCTCTGACTAGTTCTGACCCGCCTTTTGCTTCTTCTGTAATACCAAACTTGTTAAAGATTGCTTCTTTAACATTTACATTAGACAATAACACATCAACTTCCACATGTACACTATTTGCTTTATACATATCATAAGTTATTGTACCGGCTTCGTGTATGTTTTCCAATGTAGGGCTAAAGTCGCCTTTATTAGGTATTTCAATCTTTCGTATTGCTTTAAGATTGTCGTTTGTTAATTTATTATTTGCTTGGACTAATCTGTTATACAGATCAGCGGGTAAAAAGTCATGGATTATAAAATGATCGAAAGGTGCCGATGACACCGTTGCTTTATTAATTTTGGATAGTATATGATCTAAATGTTTCATTGCTCACTCATATTTATGTTGGTACACCCTAGGAGAATCGAACTCCTCTTGATGGCATGAAAAGCCACAGTCCTAACCGATAGACGAAGGGTGCTTAAACTGTTTCTATGTCGTCAGCTATTTTAACTGAGATAACGTTAGCCCAGATGAAACTGCGCCAGCCTTCTGCTTTGATATCCCACACACTTTGTAAGTGTTCCTTAACAGGCTTAGGTTCCTCACCCTCTGCTAATGGCTTAGGACGATTCTCTACAGGTATTGCCTCGGTTACAAGTGTACACGTCATTACACGCTGTTCACCGTTTTTCTTTGTAAATGTTACTTCCATGATATTTGAGCGTAAATCTTCTTTAACTTCAGAGTTACGTTCTGGATCATCAAATCCTATTTCTTCAAATAACTTCATTTGTACTGCCATTATGCTATAACTCCATAATAAAAATTTAATAAGCCAACAACTATGAGAGTCACTAGCACCGCATTTAGAAAAATAAGAGCACGGTCATGCCATAGCATACCTACCCACAACCAACCAACAGTTCCAATTAAACCAAACCATAAATCAATGTGAGGTATAGTTCCTACACTCCTGGCCGATGTTGCTATTAATATAAACATTACTGACACCCACTTAACATACCATGACAAGTCGCCCTTGGGCGTTATCTTCTTAAATACCCTAGTTGAATCTAGGGCTTTAATTTTATCATTAAGTTTTTGTCTTTTTTCAGATGCCATAAAAGATCTTTCCTACTTCAAAAGTAATTACAACTGCTACTAGAAAGTATACAGTATTTTTCATTCGGTTCATTGAACGTTCTAACTTATCCATTCCTTTACTCATTTTTTTATCTCCACATTATTTAAATTGTTGACACAACATCAAATCATCTACTTGATATTCTGTTGATTTAATACAAGTATAAGCCAATAATATTGTTTCTGTCATTTCGTTATACTCTTCCTCGGTGTGTCCTACTGTCTCGATTATTGGCTCACAGCCCTGGTAACCACCACCGCATTTTCTATATACTTCAGCAACTACAAAATCTAATGTTTTGTCTGCTTTGTTAAGTTCTTCTAACTTGTTAATAATAGGAATAGCACATTGTCCATTGCCGTAATTTTGTATAGACTTATGACAAATAGACATCTCATCATATATTACTCTGCCTTCACTTTTAAGACTAAGTTCTATCGCATCTGTAGTACCACTAAGTGCTAATGTAAGTAGTGATAATAAAATAAGATCTATCATACAGTCTTAGGTTTAGGTGACTCGTATATAGTGAGGTTGTCTAGGCCTTGATCTATCTTAGCCTTATCCATTATAGCATCAAAGGCTTTCTGATTCTGTAGTATTCTCAACTTTTTAAAGGCTTTCTGTGCCTCTGGTGTAGGCTTCTTCCAGCCTTTGTATTGTTCTTTAGCTCTTTCTTTTAATGACTTCATTTAAGCCTCCTCGACTTTTTTAACATAATTTAAACTTGTTTCCCAAGCACCTTTATAAAACTTACTAAGACCAAGACGTTTCACCTTCGCTTTGATATCAATAACATCATTAGTTTCACCTAATTCTTTACCGTTCCAAAAGTTAACAAGGAACTTGTTTTCGTATATACCTGTGTAAATAAATGATTCATAATTTTTAGAATAAAAAGCATTTATAAGTTTAACACTACCTTCTATCTTATCACCTATTGAACCAATGTATTCATTAGCACAATTTTCTAATACAGTATCCTCAATAACTTCTTGTTTAGCATCTCTGTAATAAGCAGACGGAGTTGAACATAGTAAGCCTACTCCAAATGCCGGTACTTCTTCTTTGTCTAATGTTTGCCAAATGTTCTCAACATACTCGTTAAGTTGACCACCTAGTGCTTCAAATATTTTACCTTGAAAGTGTGATTTAATATCTTCTGCTAGGCATTTATCTTCCATAGTGATTTCAATCTTACAGGCTTGTAAGAAATCATATCTTTGTGGGTGGTGAGCATAACTAGGAAGGTTGCCTGTTACTAAAAAATATACTAGAGATTTGTTACTTGCTTTTGTAACAATCCATTTAGTAGGCTGATGATCAGGTTTGTGGTATTTTGTTTGATCTTCTTTAACATACGACCCGTTGATATGTTGGGCGGCACAAGCCGCCTGTAATACCAAATCTGTATTGTACGTTTTTGTTTGTTTCATAGCATTAGCCTTATAGTACATCATTAAAAGTCGTCTTTATCAATAGGTTGAGCAGGCCTCTCTTGGCAAATACCCGTACTTGGTAGTTCAATATCGACTGGCATATAACTACAACATCCAGCTAAAAATCCTGTACATAAAATAAACATTAAAGTTATTAAATATTTCATGTTATTGTACCCATATATGGTTATATTTGGTTGGCATGTTTTCGCAATTATAAGCAGTATCACTAAATAGAATGCTTGGGAAGTTCTCCACTTCAACACAAACTCCGGTGCTGTGGGACATTAATACGTTTGGAATAGAGAACATATAGTCAGCACCTACAAAACCTAAACCAAATATAACTAACCCTACTATAACTGTTTTCATATCTTCTACTCTTTTTATTAACTTATACTATGTATTATACACTAGTCTAGGCCAAAAGTCAACCGAAAAGACGTCTTTTTTTCATCTAATTTAAGGATTTGTGGTTATTTGAAGGCTTCGTCGAAGAATTCAGCCATTTTAGACATATATTTGGAATGTAAATGATGGTAATCATCATGACAGTACTGCCGAAAGTGTCTCCTCATTACGGCTCCAGGTGGATTGTTTTTTGCTTCTTGACTCTTAAATTCAACAACCGATTTTTCATATTCCCATTGTATCATATTGTTATTTTTTAACATATTTAGACTTGCTGGAATACGGAACGAACTCATTAACGCCGGCGACCAGGAGAACCAATATACTTGTTTACCTTTGGTTTTTCTTAAGAACGAGTCTATAAATTCACATTGTGCTACGACATCTGAGTGTTTAGATTTAAGGCCGCCATTAACATTTGTTAAGACTTGCTTATATCCTCGCCACTGTTCCTCTGTTAAACTATTAAATGACATACCGGTTTTTTCGGTCCAATATTGATTTAATTCTTCAATAGACATATTAGCATGAAATGAATCTATTACCGGTGTCGCGTGTTCACGGTATTCTTCGTATAGGTTTTGGGGTAGACCATCTACCCATTCTTGAACTGGAAAGTAACGTTCATAGTGCTCATGGTAGTCTGAATTAACGTGTGCTGAAAGACGCTCTCCTTCAGGAATTTCTAGTACAAATACATCAGGATCATATCGATTTATTAATTCTAATATTCTTTTAAAGTAAGGTTCAATGCCTTGAGCAGGCTCACTACAATTGTAAATTTTATTATTAGGATGTCTTTGAGAAACTGCTTGAACTAGATTAGTTTCAAATGCAAATCTAGGATTCGACTTTCTCTTTTCTCCGGGCCAACTATTAACATAAAGATTAGATTTAAATTCATCCTCACATTGGGACAAATAACTTGTTCCAATAAAGGCATATGATTTATCTATCAAAACGGTACTTGAATATAATCATCTTCTTCTAAGTCGGGTGGTGTTAGAAGCTCTAATGTTATATGTTGCTCAACTGCTAAAGCATACTCGTCAGCTAGTTGTTTAAGATGTGGATGTTTTTCTTCCATTTCTACATTACGGTCCAAATCTGCTGGAATACCTAATGCCCTTTCTATTCGCTGTAGGCGATAATTAACTTGGTCTAGTTCAGTATTGTCTTCTGCTAAATCTGAAAGCCTGGCTTTAAGAAATGGTTCATTAGCAAAGTCTATTCCTGATTCGGAAGTCATATATTTAATTGAGTTGCTATCTTCATTGTAATAACTATCTATGTCTAGTATATACTGGCCGTGTTCATCTGGGTTCATTTTGTTTCTCCTAATTCGATCCTTTCTTCTTTCTTAGATCTTAGTGATGTAGCAATTGATCCACAGTTATCAATACAAATATTAAGCCTAGGCTTATCGGGATCATCTGTTTTATTATCCCAACTATCATGTAAATCCTTTTGAAAGAATTTATGATGTAAGATATCTTCTAATGTATGATGACTTGTATAGTTCCACTTCTCATCATACTTGTTAACATAGTAATTTTGGTATTCGTTATCAGGCTGTCCTTGTTCGTTTGCTGAATCCTTGTTCCAAGGTCTACCAAAGTATGCTGTCATATGGCAACAAACATGGACTCGTCCGTCCCATTCAATTTGTAGCTTTCCTTCATTGCCCCACTGACACCAAATGCTACAATTATTAGCATAGTCGTCCATATCGTTGTTAAACTCTTCGACAACAATTTTCTTTGCTTTTACTTCCATTTCTTTGTATGCTTCTGTAGTGTGACTGTGTTCGGCACCGTCGGACATGTCTTTCTTTTTTACCTTGCTAAAGCCATCAACTTCATAACTTGTTTCTTTGTCTTCCACAGTCATAACACCTGTTCTAATTGCTTCTTCTCTTAGTGTGTTAGAAATGTGTTCTGCCATTCTACTACGTCTAATATCAAACCTGGAGAATCCATATTCTTTTGCTAGTTTTTGAGCATCTTGTATCTGATGTTTGTTATGATCAAATTCTATAAACTGCCATACTGCTACACCACCAGCATCCATAAACCACTTAGCTCTTTCTAATACTTTTTCGTAAGGTACACCCCTACGATACATTTGGTGTGTCTTATCGTCTGTGCCTTCTAAAGCAAATATAACTTCAGAGTTGTTAGGGTTATATCGTTCACTGGCAATCTTGCCTAGTTCAGTCCAAAATGCTTTATCTCTTACACCACCGTTTGTGCTAATCCATAAGTCAGTACGTCGGTTACGACCGTTTGCTTCACGCTCTGCTTTTTGTGAATCACTAACGTCTGCTATATGGTGTAAGATTTCAATCAAGTCTGGGTGCATTATACAGTCACCAAACGTGCCATTAAAGTCTAATGTTTTAAGACCTCCCATTACTGTAGGAGTAAACACATTTTTAACAGTTGACAACGGCATGTTACCCTTATGTCCTACTTGTATAGCAGGATTGATATCACCTTCTTTAAGTCCTAGTCGTGGAACATCTGACGATACACGCCTCAAGCATCCAGGACAGAAACTATTACAGTTGGCTGTAATATCTATTGTAATTCTTCTAAGTTTTTTAGGGTCTAAGAACATTATATCATATTGCTGTGGTCTAATACATAACCCACAGAATCCTTATTAAGCAAAACGTTAAGTACAACCATAGTCATATTATCATAGCCACAGTTAAATAGCAAATGCTGTTTACATGTATTTACAAAATACGTAGATCCGTAGTCCCAATGAAGAACTTTATCTTCTATCATCATGTAACTGTGTACTGGATTCATATTTTCTAATGGAATTAAAAGCCTAAATGAGTCTATATCTGTTCCGTAATTATCAATGTGTGCTGGAAAATATCCACCCGGTCGTAACTGTAATATATGGCATCTTATTAAGTGTTCTTTAATAGGATCTAATGTATCCTTAAATATGTCATAGACGGGTGTAGGTGTTTTAAAGTCACGTTCAGATAATGACGTGCCACACAAAGTGTTGTACTGTAGTAAGCTATCTAAGTCTGGTCCAGCACCTAGTTTGCCATCTAGATTTGTTATACTTAGACCCCACCTGTTGTTAACTGTACGTGGATTGTAGCGTGTATAATCATTTTCGTAGGGTAGTAGCTGTTCTAACGTATTATAAGGATTAATATCTTTATTAAGTTGAAACTGATCACCATATGCTGTTAAGGTGTTGTACAGTTGGAAGCTCACGTTGTGCTAATTTGTGCTAGTTCAACTAATGTTGCTGACAGATTGATCTCAGGATCACTTACCATACTATGGTTAACTAGTCCTTTTCTAATAACGAGAATAGCTTCGTCTTCTCCCTCTGCTGTAGGACTCCATAACTCTAAGTTATCGTACATCCAACGAAATAAGTCTTCCATTTCGTCTGCTCGTACTTGACTACACAACAACTGCCTTGCTTCTCTAATCTTACCAGACTTAATCATATCAACCATTTGTAGTCTATAATCTGCTGTGCTATTGTCTGCTTCTTGCGGACTTTGTAATACACCGTCAACTGTATTCATTTGACATAAGTTTAAACATTTTCTTAGATCTGGATACGTTGCTTTTACATAACTGTCAAGCACATCTAGTTCCACTTCAACACCTTCTGTTACTAGTACTGTTGCTACTCTAGTTGTAAAGTCTGTTTGATCTAGTTTCTCTATATGAAAACCCTGGCACCTACTATGTAGTGCCGGAATAACCCTGTTAGGATAGTTACAGGTTAAAATAAATCTTGCTGTGCTGGCATACATTTCCATAACACCACGTAGGGCCGCTTGACCGTTTGGGCTAATGTAATCTGCTTCGTCTAGTAATACAACTTTAAAGTCACCAAATGGCATTGTTTGTACAAAGCCTGTGATCTTATCTCTAATTGTATCTACAGAGTTTTCTCGACTAGCATTAATCTCTAGGATGTCATATTGATCTACATCTAGTACATTTAATAATACCTTTGCCAATGTAGTCTTGCCAACGCCAGGAGCACCACTAAACAATAAATGCGGTATTGTTTTTTCTGTTACCCAGCTTTGTACTTGTTTACGCTGTGCTTCATCTCTGAACACGTAATCTTCAATTACTGCTGGCCTATACTTTTCAGTCCAAAGTTCTCTCATTATTCTCCCCAGTTTACAAATAGTTTTAGATTTTTCTTTCCCATTATATTTCTGCTACTCTGACATCAACATTGGATTTTTTGGAACAAAGGTTGAGATAGATCCTGCTACCTCTTCTGGCTCTTTGTCTGATACAGCGAGTATTTCTTTTGGGTCTACACGCCTCAACTTTACAACTGCGCCAGTATCAGGATCTTCTACATCGATACCCCTACTCCAGCGACCGTGGCTGATGAGTATCCATTCGCCTATTTCGTAGTCATCTTTGTTGTCAGGACCTTTAGCAAATACTCGACCCCAACGTGGTTTAATTCCCTCGTCTTTGCCGTCGTCTGATTGAAGAATAATTCCACCTTTAGTAGTCCTTGCTTCGAAGTTCATCTCTTCGATAATAACATTATCTTTTATGGGTATAAGTTTACCCTTAATAGCATGATATTGGGTAACCTTACCACCCATCTTACCTGCATCAAAATTTGGTATCATACTGCTTCTTCCTCCTCAAATAATTGTTCCTGAATAGCTTTTCGTTCTTTTTCAACACTACTAGGAACTGTTTTAGTTTCTTTAATTGCTACTTGACTCGTATAAGAATCAGTTAATAAACTTTTATGTATAAAGAATCTTTCCATCTTCCGTGTATAATGATCCCATTTAGTTCCAACATCGGTGCCATCTGCTAATGTAATAACAAAGTCCCTTGCTAAGAACCAATCATAAATATCCTGGCAACTGTACCCAAACCGTTCAGGTTGTCCATGTACCATTTCTAGTTGAACAATAGGTTTTTGATTTACTATTGTTTGTTCAGCACCTAGTACTACTGGAAACTCGTACCCTTCTGTGTCAACTTTAATAATGTCAACGTCTTTAAAATCATACGAGTCTAGTGTGTTAACCTTAATAGTTACCTTCTCTGGCTCTATTGTTCTACGTCTTGCTTTGCCGCTTGGCAATGGAACATCAATATTTTCTATATGATTGTGACCAGCATTGTCTTTCTTAATTAGTATCTCAAATTGGCCTTTTGCGTCACCTAGGCCACGATTGTATGTACTAATATTGCCTGTAGTTTCTAACGATTCAGATTGATACCAGGATTTAATCATTTGGTCATCAGTCTGTGCTTGGGCTAATACAATATTTCTAAGTGCCATATTGTATGTTTGGGGAGTAGGCTCAAATCCGTGAACGTCTTTGGCCCATGTTGAATATTCTATACTGTTCATACCAATGTTCATACCTACATCTAATATAGTACGAGCATTTGGTTTTAACTCTCTTAGTCTTAATAAGTTTTGTTTTTGATACGGACCAGCATTTGCTATTCGTTGTTGATAAAAAACATCATCCTTATAGATCCAATATTGTCTCCCAATGGCGTTTGTTACTAGTTCTTCAATATAATTCATTAACATACCCTCTTGTGTTATAACTTTTATTATAACACTATTTGGTTTGATTGTCAACCATATTTTAGCTTGTTTTTAAGTTTCTGTTCGTTCTAAACTAGTTTATTTTTATCAAATTCAGCGGCTTCTTCCGAGCCTCCGGTAGCACTACCTTTACTATAAGAGTGAGCACCCATACCTGCTAGTTGGCCGTTTTGTACAATTAAATATGGATCTCTAATTGGAGTTCCATCAAAGAAACATTCTAGTATTTCTCTAACTCCATCAGCATATCTTGTTTGTGCTGATAGTGAAGTACCTGAAGTATGTGGCGTCATACCGTGATTAGGCATTGTTCGCCATACATGATCATTAGGTGCTGGTTGTGGGAACCAAACGTCTCCTGCATAGCCACTTAACTGTCCTGACTCTAGTCCTCTAGCGATAGCATCTTTATCACATATCTTACCACGTGCTGTATTAATTATATAAGCACCTTTTTTACACTTAGCAATCAACTCATCATTAAACATGTGTTCAGTTTCAGGGTGTAGTGGACAGCTAATGTTAATAACATCACAAACAGCAACTAAAGATTCTACTGTTTCGTGGAAAGTAAGATTTAACTCTTGCTCTACTGATTCAGGTAACCTATGTCGGTCCATGTAATGTAAATGTACATCAAATGGTTTCATTTTTCGTAGCACATCAATACCAATACGTCCTGCCGCGATAGTACCTATGTTCATACCTTCAACGTCATAACTTCTTTTAACAGCGTCAGCAATATGCCAACCGCCTTCGTTGACTATCTTGTATTGTGTGTGGTAATCTCTAACCATTGATAGTATCATCATAACGATATGTTCTGCTACACTTCTACTGTTACAGTATGTAACTTCAGTTACATCAATGTTATGATCCATTGCCGCTTCTAAATCTACATGATCAGATCCAATACCTGCTGTGATTGCCATCTTTAAGTTAGGTGCTGATTCCATTTTTTCTCTTGTTACATAGTAAGGCCAAAATGGTTGTGATATAACAATATCAGCATCAACTAATTCTTTGTCTGCTGTACAGCCTTCACCGTCTTTGTCACTAGTAACTACCAGTGTATGTCCTAGATCTTCTAAATACTTTCGTAGTCCTAACTCACCTGACACACATCCTAATAATTCCCCAGGAGTAAAATCTCTACCCTTTGGACTTGGTAATGTCATTCCATCTGGATATTTTTCTATTACTGGTAAATCGCTTAGTGGATAGCTTGTTGGCATACCATCTGTCGGGTCGTCATATAAAACACATAATATTTTCATATTCTTTTAACTCCTGACTTGGCTTTAATTTCTTGAGTTTCTGTCTTTTCTTTAACAACAGGTGTTGTTGTCTTAACCTTTGCTACTGCTGATGCTAGTCCACCACGAGGTGCTGTTTCTTCAACTGCTTTTCCAGTTGAACTAGCAATCTCATCTTGGGCTTCTTCTGCCGTAGCATCTTCAGTAGGTGCTGACGTTGGAACATTCATATTACTAGATGATAGTTCTACTTGTCTTTTTACTACCTGTGGTGCTTGTTCGAGTGTTTCTGTTGGTGCTAATACTTCAGCCGCCGCACTTTTTAAAGCAGGTTCTTCTTTAACTTCGACTGCCGTTTCGGCTAGTGCTTTTGCTAGTTGTTCGCTACTAATAATTTGGTCAGTATCATCTGCTTCTATAGTAGGAGTAGAGTCTGCTGTAATTGGTGAGTCCATTGGGCCATCTTGGTCATCCGGTACTGGCATAGTATCGTCAGTTGGTATAACACCATTATGAATCCTATAATAGTCTGCCATCACTTCTTCACGTTTTTGTACAACATCACCACCGGGTCCTAACCTATCGCCACGAGCATTAACGCTCATATTTCCAACAGCAATAGTTTCTTCACCTTTAAGAGACAATGTATCAAAGTCTATTCGTTTGCCGCTTGCTGTTTTGTATTCTTTTTTTGCCATTATATTATCTCCGGTTATATATATATATTATGTACTTATTATCGCAGAAACTCTGAGAAGTCTAAACTGTAATATATTGGATTAATCCTATTAATTCCAATTTTGTATAATACAAAACTAGACACACTAGATCCTCTGCCTACTCCCCAAACTATATTATGTTTCCTCATAGTTTCTACTAGGTAGTACATGAAATTTAACAATGGCAATAAGTTACGTTCTTGGAAAGCCAATAGTTCTTCACCTGCCCGTTGTAGCTCTGTGTCACTGTCACATTGTTCTAATACCCACTTTGATATGTCAAAATCTATATATTCTTTGGGCATAAACCAGTTGCTTTGGTTATTTTTATCAAATTCTTCTACACTAATATCCAAAGGTACATACTGCTTTAACTTTGGAACATCACTATATAATTCCTCTACTGCTTTGTTAAACTTAATAGAGTCCTCAATGATAATAGTATTTAGGTCTATCTTTGGATTAGCATAGATTATTTTTATAGCCTCTGCTTCGTTTAAATAAACTCGCCCGTAATGATCTTTCATACTAGTATTATACAATATTACAAGTTAAAAGTCAAGTACTTTTTACTGTACCAATCTTTAAACTCTAGGTCTTGTTCCATTTCCTGTATAACTTGCTTTGCTGACAGTTGATCAGATCTAATGCAGTCAGCTAAATTTTGATAACGTCTTTCTTTGAGCAATTGTTGTTCGTTGGTTGTCATAGTTATTCTCCTACATCTATAGAGTTTACTTGCTCCGGGTCTGTGTTCGCGTCGTAATCGGGTGCTTCGGTCTTTTTAACCCTTAACATGTCTGTACTACGTCTAGCTAATGCTTCTGAAGTTTCCATGATCATAATACCAACTTGATTACATACTGACTGGTTACCTGATTGTCTAGCACCGACCATACGAGCATTTAACTTACTTAATCTTGTAGTTAGATCGTCTATGCTTAATTCATTTAAGTCAGGTGTTAGTGGGTTATACATTACAGATCGCCATCCTTACGATTTTCGCTATAATATACATCAAAGTCTCCATCTGGGTAACGCGATTCTAATTTGTGTACATTTTCTGCTATTACTTCATTAGGGTCCAAACCCAATGCCCTACAACTAGTAATCCAATACCAAATAATATCGCCCAACTCTCGTTTAGCATGAAAGATTGTGTCTGCATCCAATGGCTTACCTTGGAATATACATTTTTTAACAATTTCACTGAACTCTCCTCCTTCTGATGCCATACCGATAGCACCTGTTAGTAACGAAGCCATATGAACACCGCTACTCTCTTCTAATGTATTTAATTGTTTTGTTAATGAACTTGTTTCTTTTGATTGTTCAGATGTAACTTTTTCTACGAATGCCATATAGGCGTTTAAATCGATTTGTTTTGACATTGATTAACTCCATTAATAATCATACTATATCATAGTATAACACTAAACAGTATATAAAGTCAAGTAAAGTTTAAGAAAAAATTGGATTAATTATGCTACAGTACAGCCAGTATTGGAAATTAATGCCCATCCACCTGTTGTATTGTATACTAACATAGCAGAATCGCCTACATCATTAAATGCAAGTGTTGTTCCGTTAGCAAATGTAGTAGGAGTAAGTGTACCAACTCCACCGTCAACAACCATTGTAATGATTTTAATTTGACCGTTAGTTCCATTAGCAAGTGTTAGTGCCTCGGCACCTGTTGTAGTAACTTGTGTAATTAATGTAGTTGTATTACACGCTCCAGCACCCGATAATGCTTGTACAGATCCTGTTAAGGCACCTGTAAACATTGTTGAGTATACGTTACTAAACTTCTTGGATGTGCTACCTAGGCTTCTAGTATTAGTTGTTCCAGGTAATATGTTTCCAGTTATAGCATTGCCGCCATTTCTTAGTAGTCTATTACTTGTTGCTTCGTCGGCGTGTATATCGATCTTCTTCCAAGCACCCGAGCCAGCTGTTCCAGTAAAAGCGTAAATAGAATCACCATCTATTGCTATCTGTCCAGCAACATCACCAGCTACTCCAACACCAGACTTTGCTGACGCTGTTTGTTGTATTTGAAGTACGTCGCCGTGTATTACGTTTGGCGCTCTGTTTAAATCTTCAATTGCTACTGTTGTTCCAGCATCTATAGTTGAGAATTTAAATCTGTATTTGCCTGTTGTAGCAAAACTAATTTGTCTGCTTGTACTATTGTAGTCAGCAAGTTCGCTAATACCTAATGTACATTGTGTAGGGAGTGTTAATTTATGAGCCGTGGAAGCCATGTCAACTTCTACTGTTACATTACCATATTTTCCAGTTGCGGGCCAGTTGCTAAATGATAAATCTATTGTAGCACTAGATGTTACTGTTTGAAAATGTCCAGAGGAGAAATCAATTGCTACAGCACCTGCTAGTGTGCCTTTGTTAACTGTAGTCAACGACATATCTTTAAGTTCGTGATCTTCTATTAAACTGCCAGCACCATCATTCGATAGTGAAGTACCTGTTAACGCACTCTTAACGACTGCTTTCGCTTGTAAGTCTTCTAGCTCAGTTTTTGCTGAAGTTAAACTAGTTTTAATATTGTTAAAGTTATCTCTAAATCCCTGAGAGTCATTATCTTGCCCAGCAATTGGGAAGGTTGTGCTTATATTGTTAGGGTTAATGCTACTTGCCATTTTTCTATTCTCCGTATACTGTATTTAGTTCGGCGTGTCCATAATTGTTTCTCGTGGAAATTTGAGATATGTGTCGCCTGTGTTCCAATTTGTTTCTACGTTATCAACATTACCAAAAAAGCTCGTATAAGCACCCTCAAACGTAGTTGTGTCACTGTCAAATGTTGTCTCTGCGGCAGTGGTCCATTTTTGAGTTGATTTATTAAAGTTTTTACTTCTGCTGTTGTCCCAAAGTAACCGATCAACAGTAAAAGATGTCTTTTGTATTTCTTTTGTAGTGTTTGCCGCATCTAAGTAATATTTAATGTGGTTTGCCTTTGTTGGTTTGGCATAACATAGCACCACCCCCGAAACATATCCTAAAACTTTACCGTCTGCTTGTGTGCTTCTCATCCACAGCGGCAACACTCTGCTATCTTGGTACCCAATCCCGTCAACTAATACTTTTCGCATAATTTCTAGGCCACTCGGGTATAGTTTTGTTTTATTCTTAACATCACCTGTGATTAAATTAGTGTTACTTTTAGTTATCTCATCAACAGTTAATGGGGAACTATAATTGGTAATTGTAGTTGATGAGTTAGCCGTAATAGCTACATTTCCCGGAACTACTTTTCCTAGTGTATTTGTTTCTGTTATTCTATCAACTATTTCTACATAGACAACTTCATACACAACTTTATCAGTGTCTGAGTCAACTGCTTGTGCTGTTTTAATCTCGCTATAGTTTAGTTCTAACTTATAAAAGTTCTTCTGTAAAACATGCATGTACTCTGAACTCAACTTTGGTTGTAGTCCTTGTACTAATAACATCCTAGCATCATATTGTAATCCAAACTGTGGATCACTTCGTCTATAAATTAAGTCTAATGGTATGTTGTTAGTATTTGATAATACGTTCTTCCAAATGTCTCGTTCTGCCTGTGAAGATTGGTTAACTAGGTAAACATTTTCGTATGGCTTAAAGTTCTCATTTTTTATTGTTATAGTAAACTCACGTTCGGCTCTAATATCACCACTAGCATTAATCGCCTGTATGGTTACTTTAGATGCTTTATCAAATGTTGTTAATTTCTTATCATATGATGTAGTATGGTTGTCATTTGAAAATGTTCCAAAGCCAGGAACACCTGTTATTGTGCCATCTGTTTGTAATGTTAAGCCTTGTGGCAAGCCACTTTTTGTGCCTGCTTTAACTTTATAATAAAAGTTTTCTAACTGTGTACTTGTTGCCTTAACCTGAAGTCGACTAGCTTCGCCACTAATAAGTGATCCTAACATAGCAGGACTAGACCAAGTTGGTGTAATATTACTATCAACAACTACATTTAACTGAAACACTTTATCAGTATAGAACGCGGCATCATCATTTTTAGAAGCTCTAACAGTAAAGTTATATTCTTTTTTAATGTCTGTTATTTGAGGTAATGACCCGCTAATCCAACCTGTTGATGAATTAATAGTTATTCCCGATGGTAATGCTCCGGCACTAATGCTATATGTTATGCCAGTAAGATCAAAGTCATGTCCTATTATGTGTACAAACCAATTATTGTTATGTAATACATTATTAAATATTGTTTCACTGTTTAGGATGATCGGAGGATGTCTAGTATCCGAGTCAGCACCAAAGGTTTCCGAATCTGCTGTTATTCCGTCAAAAGACGATCTTAAATTATTTGTGGCCCGAACATCAATTGAAAATGTTCGTAGTGATACATCTTTACCATCTGTTAATGATACTGTAAATTCATATGCTTTACTAATAAATGTGTCAGTAAAGTCATAGCCGTATTGGTCATAATATGTTTGGTCATAACCATCATCAGGTGTTCCTGGTATCTTTGATGGTATAATTGCTCCGTCAAGTCTTCCTGAAGAACTCATTGCAATGCCTGGTGGTAGTTCGCCCGATGATAATGTGAAAGTGTACGTATCGTCGGGGTCAGGATCATGTGCTGTTAACTGTATGTCTATATTCGTTCCGTCTTTAAATGTTCCCAAAGAGCCACCAGCTGTAATAAACATAGGAGCATCTTGTCCTGTTACTGTTAGTGAGAATGTTCTATCTGTTACAATACTATCTGCTGTTGCTCGAACGGCAAACGTGCTAGTTACATCTTGGCCAACTTCTTGCGGAATACCTGCTACATCTACCTTAGTAGTAGGTTGTCCTTCTATAACGCCATCTCGTCTAATTAATAGTCCCGGAGGCATTGAGCCTGCGATTAGGATATAAACGATATCAGAACTGCCAGCGGTAGCTATAACTGGAAGGCTATAATACTCGTTCTCTTGGATTGTACCAAGGTGTCCTGCGGGGGTTGTCCATATGGGATTACTCATAAAAGTATTTATCTAAATTGTTGGGTTGGATTATAGTGCCGCTATACGTGACTGGAAGTCAGCGAAGTCGCTCGATGCTGCAACGTGTGTTTTTAATATTGCTAACGACATTGTTTCTGCGGTCAAGTAAATGCTATCATTAGTCCATTGACTAATGTTACCAGACTTGTTTGTAAATGTGTCAGTACTAGATGCTGAAACGGCACCAGTTAAGCCTGTCCAGACACCGTTTACATATCCAACAAATTGATCTGTTGAAGTGTTATAATAAAGTGTGCCGTCTACTGGTGAACTAGGTGCTGACGATTGAGCATTAAAAACTGTCTTGTCAGTATAAACTGTAGTAGAGTGTAAGTTGTTCCAACTTTTACTTGCTGAACCTAAGTCTTTTGAATCTGTTGTATCTGGTTCAACATTACTAGATAGTACTATTTTACCTGTACCATTTGGATCTAATGTAATATTAGCATTGGTTGTTGTTGAAGCAATAGTTGTACCAGTTAAATCTAATTGTGTATCAACTGCCCCAACTTGCCATAAGTTTGAAAAGTTTGTGTTTGCTTTGATTAAAGCGTCACGTAAGTAATCACCAGAGCCGTCGTCTGCTGTTGTTCCTACGTTTATAATCTCTCTTGTGTATGCCATTAAGTATTACCTATTAAACTAAATTAACCCAAGCGCCGTTTTCGTAGCCCTTAAATTTGTTTGCTGATGTATCATAATATATCATACCATTAGTTGGTGAGCCCGGTGCTGTTCCTGGGTTGTGTAATGTATGGTTAGCACTTACTGAAACACTTGCTGTAAGTGTACCACCAAATATAGTTAACCATTGTAGACTAGCACTACCTAAACTCTTTTGGGCATCAGCACTTGGTTTAATATCACTTGCTACTGATAAATGACCTGTTCCTGCTGGATCAAGTACAATGTTTTCATTAGTTGTTGTAGACGATATAGTACTAGCGTGTATTGATAAGTCTTCAACTGATAACGTGCTAGACGTAGCATTCCATGTCATTTTGGCATCGTGGCTTACATCACCATCAGCATCCATATATAAAATAGCATTATCAGTATGTGCTTCAAGCCTTAAACTTGTGCTAGTATCAACAACAACAATGCCGGCACCGTTAGTATCAAGTACTAAGTTTCCATCTGTGTTAGTTGATTTAATTTTATTGCCGGATATATCAATGTTAGTGCCTACGGCGTCAGCACCATATATTTCGTCAAAGTTATCATTAATTTTATCAAACGCTGTTCTTAACGGATCGCCTGTTCCATCATTTGCTGAACTGCCCAGATTTACTGTTTGTTTTGCCATTTTATTGTTCCTATTTTATATATTGTATTTATATTCTTAAACAGCAATTAGTCACTAAGAATAATGCTATTCAATTAATTCGTGGTAGTGAGGGAAATGATCAGAGAATGATATTTTTCTTCTTTTCTCTAATATTTCAAATTGCTTCTTTGCTAATTGCTTAGCCTCTGTACTTACCTTACCGCTAACCATAGATTTCATATCCCGTAGAACCGATATGTATCCTTGTTTATCGTCAAATGTTCCAGACATGTCGATAAAATAATCTATTTGTTCTTGTATTGTGTTAGTGTGGCTAGGGTCTAAACCTAACACAGAAAGCCACAACGGATCTTGTACCCGATTATGGTGCATTATTATTTCTTTATCGTAATCAAATTTATTAATTTTCTCATTCAAATATATCAAAAAATCCTTAAAGTATGGTAGACTTAAACTGTTATGAGCACAGCCAAATCCTAATATTAAATTTTTAGTTTCTTTTGATTGTTTAAAGAACGAGTCTACATTTTGGTTCCATTTATCAAAGTCCAGGCCCCATCTAATTAGTTCACTCCTCTTACCTAATGCTTCTCCGGAAAGTTGCATTTCATAACGAATGTTTGGGGTTCTCTTCACTAGCTCTATAAACTTATCATACTTGTGTTTCGGAAAGTTTAAATTGGTTGTAACAACTAGTACAACTTCTTGCCCGTCGGTTATAGTGTCATTAATGTTAACTATAAATTCTTCTATAAATTGATACATGTGATTTGTAAAGAATGGTTCGCCACCTAATAAACTAAAGGTTATAAAATCTTTATGTTTAAGAGTACTGTTCCACCATTCATTTAATAATTGAAGTACTTTTTCAAATATAGCATCCTCTGTATCTGGGAATCGTCTACCTGTTTCTTTCTGCCAACGGCTACTCTGACCTTCCCAACAATAGGCACATGCCATATTACATTTGTTTGTTAGTTCGAGTTCAACAAACTGAAATAGATCAGATGACAAGTCTAATTTTTTATTAAATAAGGGATTGTTTTTGCGAATATGCTCAGTTCTTGTACTAGTACCGCTCGCTTCTTCTGATTTCCAGCACCCAGAACAATCTGCGGATTGTATGCCGTTGCTTAATTCATATTTTCTTTTTTGTAGCGTTGGGTGATTGAGTAAGAAATCTAAGCCTTTTGCTTCTAATATATCTAAATCAAATGTAACTTCAGCTCGCTGATCTTCTGTTAATTCTGTCTTACAACACCAGTTGACTGTTTTATTTGGCAGAGATATAATAAGATCGTTCCAAGTTTTGAAACACATTGTATCCGCATGATGTTCAGACTGCAAATGACTCGCCGCACCCACAACTTGAAGTTGCTTGGGGGTTCTTAACTGCTAGGAACGATCCGCCTAGTTCTTGAACATAGTCAATAACACTACCCAAGACGTACATTTCAGCAAGTTTATTAATCATTAATCTATTATCGGAATCGTCGCTTAGTTGTACTTCGATCCATTCGTCTGGGTCTGTGATTTCATTGGCAAACTTCCAGTCGTATGTAAATCCACTACAGCCACCACCTTTTATAGTGAATGTGGCATATTTCTTATCATTTGTTGTTGTGGCGTTTAGCAAATAATCCTTTGCTTTGTCAGTTACGTCTATCATTTTAATTTCCTAGTGTTATACTTACTTATCGTTGTCAATCTATGTGATGTACTTTTACGATTAGTGATTTGTCTGGTATTCCTCGTAAATCTACTTGGCACCCTAGTCTGCTTTTACCTTCTACATATCCTGGTGAATAATCTAAAAGGTCCAATTCAGCAAGTGGGATTTTGCCATGTTCCATTTCTCCTAAGAGCTCGTATCCTTTTATTACTTCTATATGGCAGGTAGCACATATACAACTTCCTCCACAATCACCCCAAGGTTCTCCCTTGAAGTGATCGTAGAGTGCTACCATTATGTTGTCGTTCTCACCATATTCAACATCAAACTCACGGCCTGACCTTGTAATACACTTGAACGTGGTCATAACTAGCCTTTCGTTAGTACTTGGTAGGCGCCGTAGGCTATTGCGGCATAGGCGGCGTATGTAACCCATCCACCTAAAAATAGTATAACTAATCCTACAGCAACTAATCCTAGTCCACCATGAGATGCTTTCTCTTTCATTCTACTTGTAATAAAATCCATAATATTCTCCTTTATATTGTGTAGCATTGCTACGTTACATTAAGCATTTTCTAATACTTTCCTTATGCTTAAAACCTTTTGCTTAATCAAATCCACATAGTCTGGATTTGTACTCCATTTACTAAGGAGCTCTATTTGTTTGTTTATATTGAGTGAGTTAGTTTCTAATTGAATAGCTCTTTCAGTTCTAAAGAGCTCATAAGCATGATGCCCATTAATAGTATTTACCATATTTTTAACTGATTCACACTTGTTTTTGAACGCTCTAACACCCCATACAGCGTCTGGATCGCCTAATGGCTTTAGTTGAGGTATATCTTTATTCCAAGTTCTAATACCAAACAAGTTATTACCTTCGTTAGCAAATCTACTCTTGCCGTACCCAGATTCCATTACTGCCATAGATATAATAATCTCACTACTTATTTGCTGATCAGGGTCAATATCTAAATTTACATATTTAATACAGTTATTTACAGCTAATACAAATTCATTGTTATTAGTATATTTCATGGTAGTTGAATGATTAGAAATATTGCCAACACTTGCTGTAACTATTGTTAACAGAATCGCAATAAGTATTCCTTGATTTTTATTCATACTATACCTTTTTACCTGCTGTTAAGAGTTCTTCCCTCGAAACAACCATGTAAGGTCCTTTATTATAAGCAGGGACAACCGAATATTGTTTGCTAATTTCAATTCTTTCAGCTTGTTCTTTCCAACTACGTTGTTCAGATCCGTGACTGGGAACCGTGGCAGAGGTGAACGGATTCGAACCGCTAGTTTTGGATTTGGAATCCAACGTGTTACCATTAACACTACACCCCTTGAATGGTTCTCTTAATAGTGTTGGACCTGAAACAAGTTTATTAACTATTGGTGTATGTTTATTTTGATATGCTTGTTTAGGTTTATAATAGCCCTGAACATAATCAATGTATTCAGTAAGAGTCATTTGAAGACCATGTAGGTGTTGTTTTCTTAGATGTTTATTATATGCTTTAAGGTCTTTAGATAGTTTTATCTTTTCTTTCTCAGATACAATCTTACGTTTATACTTTTTTGTATTTAACGAGGTCATCCCCCGTACCAAACCCATGGTCATATTAGATAGCTTTCTTGAAAGTTACTTCGTCGAACTTGTTATGATCCTCTTTATTAAATATGATATTGGACATTCCAAAATCAGTAGGAGCAAAAGTATCTTCGAATATTTTAAATTCTGATAACTTATATTCTAGCATTAATGTTAGGATATTAACAACTGCTGTTTTGTTCTTAATATCGTTTATGGAACCCGGAGCAAGTAACTTTAATACCTTCTCCAGGTCCTCTATATCTTTTAATACGTCTATCATATTAAAATTCGTGTGTATAATTAGCGTAATACTTAACGTTATCTATCATCCAGCTTATTGTTGAATGAGAGTAAACTTCCTGCCTAGATTCTTCATATCTAGTTTGTACTGTACAAATTGTTTGAGTTTGCCCGTTAGTAGTTGGCTTATTCTTGTTAGCTACATCGGCACCAATGATAGCACCTAATATAGTTGCGGCATCGTTACCTTTGCCTTTACCTACTTGGTTACCAATAACACCGCCAATGATAGCACCAAACAATACATCGGCACTTGAAGCGCCAGTACCATTAGTGTACACTTGCTTACAAACTTCAACATTGTACGGTACTTGGCTTATTACTGTTTTCATATGATGATAAACATTAGGCCTTTCTACTCTTCCCGAATTTAAATCAGCCATTGCTGACGCGGCTACCAATGTTAACATTGTACTAGCAATTATTACTTTGATTGTATTTTTCATTTGTTATTCCTTCTTTTATTGTTTATATACTACTATTATACACTATACAGGCCAAAAGTCAACCATTTTCTCGTCTTTTTTGTCAATATAACCTGTTGATTTTACTAGATTATATATATTTATTAGGATTTTATTTCTAAATCACGGTAAAACCACCAGTAATTCTCGTCATTTTCGGTGTTCGGAACAGTTAATGTGTCCAAATACACCATAAAGTCCTTCCAAGTTTGTCCATCGTAATCGTCATATTCCATATAAGGATACTCTTTAGTATCTCTAACTGCTTGATTAAAACTCTCAAACTTTATGTGCTTTCTTAACCCTGTGTGAATTAATAAACTTCCTGTGTGTTCTTTTAGATTAGTAACTTCGCCGGTGCCGTAAGTCAACCATAAAGGCGTATAATGATTGTGGTGATTCTCTTTACTACGCTCAAAGTTCTGCCATTCTGTCCTGTCTATGCTAGGCCTAAACCCCGGAATAACTTCCCCATCTCGGTATCGAATGTCTTCATCCATTTCTGCTACATTAACGAAGTAGCAACTATTAAACATTCTTAAATAAAAGCCTTCATCAGTCCTGTCAATCATATGTCCGATAGCCCACCAACGTTTATCCTTAGTTTGTTCTAACACTAACTCAAATGTTTTTTCTGGTTCTAAAAATATATGGCCAGCACTAACTACACACACTACATCTAAGTCGTGTTTATTTTCGTATATGTGATTCCATATTTGTTTTTGTCGATAGTCTTCTTTAGGAAATGCTATTACATCTGAATTAGCATACATCTTTTTAGCATTTTCAACCGTGTGGTCAAACAACCGACTAGTAAGAACAGTTTCTTTATATGGGTTGTTAATGTATATTGTTAATTTACGTTTCATTTAGTCATATTAAATATAGGATCAAAGTATCTAGCAAACATTTTAAATCCTTCGTGATTTAAATGAGCATCATCGTGAGGTCTCATATATTTGTCTAATTGTGGTGTTTTGTCGTTTGCCCATTTAAGGAAGTATGTTTCGTTTACTAAGTTGCTTTTAAGGAATTGTTTATCACTTTCAGGAAACTCATGAAAGAACTCATCCCTTTTATTATTTCTAAGAGGTTTCTCCCATTGATAAAATTTAACCAACTTGCCTTTAGCTGTTAAGTAGCCGTGTATTAATTTTAAAGTACTTATAACTTGTTTCATTCGTGCCGAATCCGAATATGTTGTAAAAAATCTAGATACAGGCAAGATATGTGGTTTTGGTACCAAGTTAAAGAGATGATTCTCAACCATCTGTTCCTGCTCGTCACGTGCCAAAGTTGCCCAATAGCTGTCCACTTGAGGTACTCTGTTATATTTTTTATTAGGGTTTAACAACTTCCCACTTTCGAATATTTGTAGTGGATAATAATTTTCATATTCTGTTAAGTACCTATCATCAATGTGCCAAGTCAATCGCATATAATTAGGTACCTCAATACAATATAGATCAGGATTATAGTTTTCTTCTGTATAGGTTATTCTATCAGGTACTGTGTCTATGCCGGCACCTGGGTAACTTACATTATAAATTTTAAAATTTGGATTTTGTTTTGATAATTCTTTGACAAAGTTATCGCCATCTACCCGGGTAGCATAATTGTCTGATTGGACATAGCCATTAAACGTGTATGATTCGTCATCGTCGTGACCGCGTTTTCTATTTCTAACTGAGCCTACTGCCGCAGGCTCTCCTTCTGATGCCATGTATGATGAACCAATAAATGCTACGCTATTAGCCATATATTACTTCCTTAATGTACGGTATTACCAGTAGAATCTTGGGGGAGATTAATTTTCTCAACACTATTTCGTGTTTCATGTATGTGTGATACAATATGGTCGTATTCTTGTTGTGTTAATATTGTACGATATAGTTTTAATGCTTCTGCTATAAGAGGGCCAGCAATAACTAAGCCACTAGTAAACGAAATATGTTTAGATATTAGTGCCTCAAGTTCAGTATGGAATATAATCATGTCATCGCTTCGTTCATCGGGTTGTCTAAAGTCAAAGTCTACATCACGCTGGTTCAAAAACTGCTCATCCATTTCGTCGTCGGTCATTTCGTCAATAACGTACCTGTCTTCGACGTTAGTGTCTTCTTCGTATTGTTTTAGTTCTAAGAATCGTTGCTTCTGTTCTTCTTTTGCTTTTTGTGATAAGAATTTATTAAATGAGCTAGAATCACGTGATAATAATCTATCACTAGTTGTTAATAACATTCTGGCTAGGTGTAGTTTTATTTTTTCATTCCATGTCATTTGCTGTTTATCCTTAGATTAAGTCGTTCGCCTGTCCTACCAGGTTGTTCGCTCTTTGATTTTACTAGTATGTACTAATAAAAGTATAATAGTGACCCCCTTATCGCCGTCCTATTATCGACTATCCCTGCCGTTGCCCGATCTGTTCAGCCCACATAACAAATTATAGCGAACATCGATAGTCTTTCCAATTCCTATATTAATAGTACTTATTAAACACTACTATAATAACTAGGTAATTACAATTAAAACTCGTAATCTGGCTCATCTGCGTTGTAACTAGTACACACAAATTGTAATGCCTTCCGGGCTTGTTTTACATTTGCTCCCTTTACATTTTTAAGTATAAACCTAATTGCTTTATCTTTTCCTAATTGTAGTTCATAAACAGCCTTGGTTGCTGAATCTTCTAGTTCAGTTGTTTTACGTTCTAATTGGTCTTGTGTAAGTTTACTCATTGCTATTTCCTCTAGCTAAATGTAAAAATAAATCTCTAGTTATACTTGTTTAGTAGTGATAGAGACAATAGTGTCGGCTGTTACATTTTGTGCTTCAGCTGACGTTATAGCACGGTTAACACTCTCAGATTCGGTGTTTCCGTCCCATGATTCAAGTGACTCAGTATTTAAGCCGTTTTGTACTTCAATTGTTGTAATAAACATATGGTGCCTTTCTGTTGTTTGTATAGTACTATAATAGCATCTATTTGTTATAAGTCAACCATTTTATTTGATTAATCTATGTTTATTGTGTTAGGAGAGGTAATACCGAACGTAATTAGCGATTTAACCTTCTCATAAACATCAAAATCCTTAGAATAGGTAGTTTTGAACACTTGATCCCATAAAAACATCCATCCTAGTGTATTGTGTTCCTGTGGATCATCACCCATAAATCGCAGTTCACTGTTGCTATAAGTTCCGTTTGTGACCAGTCCAGTTACCTTAGGGTCTTTATAGTTTTCAGATGCCCATTGTACAAACTTTTCAATCTTAGGGTATTTTTTCCTAATGTCAATGCCTTGGTTGTGTAACACTATTGCCATAACTACCATTGATTGCCCAACTTCGTTGCCGCTTGATATTCCATAGTTGCCGCCATCACCGTTTCTGTGTTCATTCTTAAACGTTCCGTCGTTTCGCATTGTACTGTAGAAATCCTCAAAGCCATTTACTCCTGCTGTAAAATATGTTTCATTATCATCAGCAATTCCCCAGAGCATATTTGCTACTTGTTTGTTAATTGTTTCGTGATTGCCTGCTTCGTGAAACGGTTTCCAGTTCCAGCGACTACCAATTGTACCGTTCATCGGCCCTTGCTCTAATGCCCATACTCTCTTTTCTAACCAGTTGTGTACTAGATTAAACTCTTCAGGTGAGTACATCTTATTTCTTTGTAATACAATGTGTGCTTCTATTAGCGGTATGATTGTGGGATAAAATCTACCTAAAGAATTAGAAAATCCCTGATAGTCTTCTTGACCATTTGCCTGTCTATAGATAAATGTACCGGCTTGTAATTCTTTAAGCCATTTGCCGTCTGCTCCATCTATTAATCCTTCTTTTAAATTTGTAAGGTTATTAGATTGTAGTAAATGAGATATGTCATAGGCGTGTCTATAAGGAGCATACATTCCACCGTTAACTGGATATCCTAATTCTTTATTCTTTGGATTTAGTATTACCATCTTGTCGCCACCGTTTTCGTCAACACTCGGAGCATACAGTATATTATCAAAATAAGATCGCCATTGTAAATTGTCACATGTATTCATCGCACACTGGTACAACGGATAGTAGTCATCTACTGTCCAGGTTTCTCCCCATACTCCGGACATATTTGTAGGAGTATAGCTTCCGTTGCCTGCTATATTAATTGCCCTGTTAGTACCATCAAAGGAACTTTTACCTACAAACAATACTGGCTCTTTGATTAGGTTTTCTATTATTACATTACAAGACCCTGTTCTAGCACAATTATATCCGTATGCCTTTCCAGTTGGCCAATCAGCTTTGGCTTGTGTTGTAAAACATAATGCCCCTAGCACTACTAAAAGAGTCATCATCTGGTAGATTAGTATTTTATTTTTGTTCATTCTCTCTCCGGTATAGAACTTCATCAAGTGATATCGGTGTGGCATTTATTTGCTCAACTGATACATTAACATACCTTTGATCAGGCAAAACTTGATCATGTATGTGTCCGTGTATATTAGCATCAAATCTTAACAACTGTTGCGGGTGAACAGGGATATGTGTTAATATCATTTTATAGAGTTCAAATGCCCCACGAATGTCTTTAAAATACTTCATGTAATCTTTTACAGCAAATTGATCATGGTTACCTTTTATAAGAACTTTATTACCATTTAGTTGTTCAAGTATAGCTAACTTCCTTCTAGGAAATGCTACATCACCTAAATGATAAACTCTATCGTGTGGTTTAACAACACTATTCCATCTCTCGACCATGACAGCATCACCTTCCTCAGAGTTGTCAGCAAAATTTCTAACTCGTCTACCATCTTCGTGGGTAAAATGATATACAGCTTCGTGCCCGAAGTGTGTGTCACCTATAAAGAATCTTTCCATTTTAGTATCCTATTTGAGTTTACTTTCTTTTAGTCGTTTAAGTTTAGCAACTAACTTGTCAGTTTCATTTAATGCCCTTACGACATCTTTGGGATTATTTTTTAAACTGTTAAAACTCATGATTCTTCTTCAGTGTGTCTTCCGCCATCGAATACACATACAAAATAAATACCACCTGGTCCTGCTTCAACTTTATGAAACACTCCGTCCTCAATCAGAACCATTTCGCCCTCTTTAACCAAAAACCTATCGTCATCTATTGTCATCCAACCGTTGCCTTTAATAAACATATACACTTCTTCTTGTCCTTCGTGTTTATGTCCATTAGTAGATCTATTTGCTTTAAGACTTGTAGAACTTACAACGAGGTTTTTAAGAGAAGTATTATCAGTAACTGTATACCTGGCGTCTTTCTTAACTACTTCGCCACCTACATCATTTATTTTAACTTTAAGCATCTGGTTCTATTCTATCTATGGCGCCCGGTGCCCAGGCACTATTCTTAGTAGCTGACTCTTCAGTACGGGCTTCGTTGGCTTTTATCATCTTCTTCCATTCAGGTGAATCAAATCCGTAATTCTTCTTTGATGATGCTTCAACCTTATTAATTAATCTTAAAATACCCACAGACATTTCAGCTCTGCCTTCATTAAGTTGTTCAGTACCATCAGTAACTTCAACACCTTCTTCTAGAATTTCAATCTCTTCGAGGCAGGTCATTTTTACTGCTTCAATTATTTCTTTTGCTTTTTCTAAATCCATTTCTTACTCCTCTATGTAAACTGAAAACCGTTCAGCCATCGCTTTAGTACAGTCGTTCATCCATAAGTTCTTAGGTCTAGGTCCTCTATATCTAATTCTTTTCCTTTGAATGGGCATTGTATTTAACAGTTGTATAACCGACGAATGTAGATTCATTGGCACATTTTTAAAAGTAGATCGTTCATCTTCAGGACTAAAATACTGCTCAAGTATCGAGTGTTCGTCTATAGTTAAACAACTAAACATTAAAAATTTAAAATTATTGCTTGTCATAATCTTTCCATCTAAATTCATCTTTCGACCATTCATGATCTTCGTAGTTTAGAAACTCCTCGTTAGTTTCAATGTCAACATCTTCATAAGGAACACATTCAGCAATTTTTTCTGATGACGAAGTGTCAGCAAAGTTAAAGTCTGAGGAATACACTTCTAAAGGAGTATCTGGACTAAAACCTTCTTCCCATACTATTTCCTCTATGCCACCTAGTTCGATTACAGCCTTCTCGGCTTCTTCTTTAGAGGTAGCAATTACATCATATGTAACTTGAGCATTATAATACTGCCTAACTCTAAACTTTTGCTTACCTATGTCCTTGTGTGGATCATCTTTTTTATAAGTTCCGTCTATTATTTTTACTTCTTCAGTCATTATAGCTTCTCCCCTACTTCAAAGCCTCTAAAAGTTTTAAACCTTGGAAACCTTAAACTAAATGTTCCGTCTTGGTTCTGTGTAACAGCGTCGGCTCTAACTTCCGCTACTTGCCCAATTAATGCTTGTTTGTCTTCCCAAAAACTATCTCTTTGGGCATCACTTAAACCACTACCAACATTAACTTTAATATCTTTGCCATCATCTGTACCTTCACAAACTAAAGCACCTAACTTACCTTCAAGTCTACCTGTGCCTTCTTCAGTTGACATAACAGTTAATGATACTTCAATGAAAGGTTTCATCTTTAACCAACTATGACTCCTCTTACAAGTATAACCTGCTTCAATGTCTTTAATCATTACGCCTTCGTAACCACCTTCAACTGCTAGTTTGTTAATCTCTGTAAACCTTGCTTCGCCCTCTGGCGTATCCAAATTAACATCTTCCCACTCTAACCCACTAACATGAGGAAGTGCTTCGCTGTTTGATTCAACCCAGTCTTTAATGCTTTTACTTCGCAAGTTTTGGGATATGTTCCACAAACCTTTTTTAAAGTCTGCTAAAGGAATTAGGTCAAACAAGTATAGCACGGCATCTATTGCTCCTGCTGAACTCTTTCTATGAACTTGTTTCATTAAATCTTGAAAGTTATCACTCATAACCTCACCATCTAATACCATGTCCTCATCAAAGTCTGCTACTGCTTTAATTTCCTCACATATGTGATCGAAGTTATTAAACTGTTTGCCATTTCTACTAAACATTTCAACAGTACCACCATTTGCTTTACTTTTAACAATAGTAATAACTCTTACTCCGTCTAGCTTAATTTCGATTTGCTTAGTGCCACTCATTTTCTTTTCATGGTTAGCAGAATCATGTGCTAACTGACAAGTAAATGTAGGAATAATATACTGTGGTGCCTTTGCTTTCTTGGCTACATTGTTAATAGTCTTTTCACTTGTACCACATTTAAAGTCTTTAATAAGAATAAGTCTATACCAATCGTTCCATTGTTCGATTGTAGCCCTGTTCATAATCTCAATAATTTTGTCCCTAGCATCGTGTCCTGTTAGTTCTCTATTTTGTAAAGGAGTTGCTAGTTCTGTAACAAAGTCAGTCCAAACAAGGCCTACACCCTCGTTCTCAGTTTTTTCTGGAACTTGTTTAACACCAAATGTAACAAGTTTATCTAGCGTTAGTTTAGCACCAGCAAAGAATACTTCATTCTCAGAACCAATCTCACCTAGTATAACAGTTTCTTTAAATATTCTACTGTTATCAGATCTAAGTTTTTGTATTACTTGCCAAGATTCCATTTTATATAAATTCATACAGTCTCCTATTTCAAGTAAAGTGGGCCAGTCCAACGAACTGTATAGCCACCGTCTAATATGTTGCCACGTGCCTTGTTTAAAGCAGGAGCATTCCAACCCGCCGCTTTAAGGATATCACCTTTTTTAAAATGTTTAAAGTCTGCCTTAACAACGAATCCCCAAACAGTATTATCTCTAATAATTTTGATATACTTACTGCCTTCTGTAACAGTAGTTTGTTCATCAAAGTTGTTAACTTGGTCTAACATATAACCACTTAGTTGTTCCTTGCCGTTTCGCGTAGCGAACCTAATGTAGTCTTTCTTGATTGCTTTTTTTAAGTGTTTAATTGCTTGTTCTAACATAATTTATTCCTTATCTTTTATTAACTATACTATGTATTATACACTCATTAAGGCCAAAAGTCAACCAAAAAAGCATCTTATTTGCCACGGTAAGTCATTGATACTACTACATTTTCAATCTTTTTTTGGTTTTGGCCTACGTTTTGGCCTACGTTTTGGCGAAATTTGACAGTAATTCGTCGTTTCGGGTGGAGTATAAGTCAATCCAATACTGTAAAGTATCTAGTTGTGCTTCGCTTATAGTTGTAGATAGTGTAAAGTTAATAAACTTCCTAACTGTTTCTCTGTAACAAAATGTGTATAAGTCATCAGCTTCTATCGTACAAAGAGGTAAGTTCTTTCGTACTGCTTTGTTATTGGTCGTCCATTGGTCTGGATCATAATCAGGAACATGGCCGTTCTTTATTTGAAATAGTCTATAAAACTTCTTTGCCATTTCGTCTGTCGAGCCTAGGTGAAATATTATATTAATGTTACTGAAATGGTCCTCTAACCATGTAGGATAAGAATGTATAACACCAAAGTGTATTGCTCCATCCTTTGCTATTATATCATCAAAGTATTTCAGTCTTTCTTCTGTTGTTTCTATATTGTATTGATCATTCCACGATGTGCCGCCCAACGTTATATTCTTCTTAGCCGGCCCGGGTGTATTAAATTCAAGTCCATGTGTCCATGTGTCCCATCTATTCTTAAAATCTTGCTTAGTTGAGTGGATTGGTGTCTGTCCCAGCTTGTATTCTTGTTCGCTCATGATCATATGCTGTAGGAACATTAAAAAGTGAGTTCCTGCGCCTTCTGTTATAATGCTCATTGTTACAGGGGCATTATTCATTTAACAATTCCTTATTAAGTTTTGTATATGTTTTGATCATTTCACATATGGGGTCTAATCGTTCTTGATTGATATCGTTATAAGGTAACGTGTTTATTAGAAACTTTTCTATTTCATTGTTATTAATCTCAAAGAAAAACTTCTTATATGATATCATAGTGTTGGGCGGATACAATTCAAATGCTGTTTCGTTTATTTTAAATATTCTATTAAGGTACTCGTGATCTAATATTTTATTAGGGTTCAAGCATTCTTCGTTGTTTTTTATATGGCCTTTTACTCGAGCTAACTTTTGAACAAATTCCTGTGTCTCGATGTCCTCAACATTTACTGCAATTTCGTGAGTAATATGCTTCCATTGTTGTTCTATACCAACCGGGAAAGTATGCTGGAGCAACATAGTATTTGTTATAATATTTTTGGACAGATCCCTGTAAAGTTCTTGACTCTTAACAACATCAAATCCAGTGGCTCTGGGCAGAGGTAATGACATCATAGGCATATCTTGTTGTAAGTGCCACACATTAAATGGTTTCTCTTCGTCCCAGATATTTCCTATGGGGAAGTCGGCTTCTTCTTTATACGGAACAATATCTCGATAGTATGCCTGTAAGTATCCTAAAAAAGATTTACCAGCACCCGCAGGAACTGTACATATATAAAGATGGTTATCATTCATCCAAAGTGCTCCATTTATGTGACGTTAATACTTTGTTGCTCACTAGGTGCCAGTTTTTCATTATTTTAAGATTTGTATCGTGGTATCTTTTTAATAAATCTTGACACGTTGATATCATATTATCAGATGTGTCTGCCCCGGTAGTTGCTTGTAGGAATCGCTTAACAGTATTATAATCTTGATCAATAATCAACTCTGAGTAACTTATCTTAATTTTCGGCTTCATTCCGTATTTTCTAGCTATACAATATATCTTCCATTCAGTATTACATCGTTCGAGATTAGTTGAAATACTGTGTATAGGGACCGGTGGTGTTTTGTTACTATTATCCATAAACCTACGAACAGTCTTTCCGCCCAGATCTCCGTTGGCTGCATGTTTCAATGATGCTAAAAAATGGGTCCAAACAAATGTTTTGATATCCATATCGAGGAAAAAGACACATTCTGTTTCAACAAAAAATGGCAATGTTAATAGATCAGTGTGGACTTGTAGCTCGTGGGTTTCTGTAAAACGCAATACAAATGATATAAATTTAGACCAGGTCTGCTCCCACGTGGTATGCCTGTTTACTAAGTCCATAACATCCTGTTCTAAGTCTGCTGTTCGTTTTTGTCCGTGTATTGGATTTTTTGTAAGTTCTTTAAAATTAAGCCCGTAAATATCGTCCCATAAGTTGATTTTTCTATTCTCGGGGCTGATAGCCTCAATTTCGATCTCACCTTTTGCTAACTCCTGAAGCACTCCTAAAAAACTGCCACCTGCACCGTATGGAGCAATCGAATAACATAATTTAATATCTCTATGCGGATTTAATTCAAATAGTTTGAAGTGATTCTTTGGATGTCGAGTTTGTATCTCATTTCGCAAAGAACTTTCAGTAGCATTCATAAGTTGAGGTAGACCTATAGCACAGACATACTTGTCAAAGTCTTGAAGTTGTTCCTGGCATTCTATTATTCTATGTTTCATCTACTGGCTCACTAATTACTCTCCGCCAGCTGAGACCGTTGTAGAAATATAGATCTTGTGTGTCGGAACAATACATTACCTGGCCAGGTAATGCTGGAAATGGTAAATTGCCAGACCTAGTAGGTTTTAATGCTATATGATTTGTTACTATACTGTTGGCATCAAATTCGTTGAATACAACAACTTCTCCAGATGCCTTAACTACTAATTTGTTATCGTTATTTTTATCAGCTACAGATAGTATAGCCAATGACTTAGGATACGTTGGGTCACCTGCCTTAATCCTAAGACCCATTCCTGCGTCATTTATATTATGTATAGTTAAGCCGTAGTCTTCTGTGCTAATATCTATTATTGATTCTGGTAAGTCCTTCCTCTCACTCATAACTAGTGTCTCCCGGAAACAATGGTAATTTAGTTCCTGGTGCTCGTTTAGGTATCTTACTATCTGCTGAACTAACACATGAAGGACTAATACAAGGCATAGGTTTACTAAACAACTTAAAGCCTGTTTCAATGTTTCCTAACGGTACATCCTTGCAACTGTAACTTCTTTTTACACTACCATCCGGTTCTCTAATAATAATACTACGATACCCTGAACTACATTCCCAGTCGGTGAACTTATTAAAGTTAAAAGCATTAAATCTTTCTGCTTGATCCATGTACCATTCCTTATGATTACTATCCTTAAACTCTACTTGGAAGTGTTGTGGCACACTCTCCTCACCAAAGTTTTTATATATAGGATCAGGTGCTCTCATAAATGTAGGTGTGGGTCTTTCTACATTTATATTTTTAGATTCAGTAAATGCCCGCTGTGGCATTCCGTTGTGTAACCTTTCAAGCATGTCTTTAGTGTAACCGTCGACAACCTTAGACGCTGTTGGATCTGATTGAGGCTTGAGCGTAACGTTAATACCTCTATTGTGGAAATATAACGATTCTTCCCATAGGTCTTCGAACCATTCGGGAACCATAACTTGGTTAATTGTGACTTGGACATCGTGTTCCTGGACGAAGCAAAGTTTATCGGCGAAGTCTTCTCGTTTCTCTTGTGTGTTAACGTGTTCCCTGTGGTATGAGGCTGTAATACTGGCTCTATGGAACGCTGATACAATTTTGACATATTTTTCAAACCATTTCATATTTCTCGACATGTTCGTAGTCATGTGTACACTAGTAAAATTAGTGTTGCTTACGTCATCTGCCAAGTGTTTCATTATATCTAAATAGCCAGGATGGAACGTTGGTTCACCTCCACTTAAACTAAAGTGAAAACTGTTAAATCCACGTTCACGTGCTTGGCGCTTAATCTCATCAACTGTTGTTAAACATAACTCAGTAGGCCTGAAATCTTTCTTATCACTTCTAGCATACGGCCAACAGTAAGAACATTTGTAGTTACAAAAACGTCCTAGTAACCAACTAACTGAAAACATATCTCTATACAGCATAGTTCGTTGTCCTACTCTAACTAAATCGTCAAAGGGGACTTTACTAAAATCGTAGTTGCTCCATTTTAAATCATTCATTTAATAACTCCTTTGCCCACGGAAACATATCTCGATACTTAATGGGGTTATTAAAATCCCATAGTTGAACACTCGTATATAGTTCACGGCGTTCTTGGTTAGTAATTTCCCGTACATCATTCTTTATCCGATGAAGTAGTGTATGGTAACTGTTGCTAACATTTGTGGGGAAAGCAAAGTTGTCTAGTTGTTCTATTAGATTAGTTCGATACTTCATCGGAATTAGTTCCCAATTAAGGCAGGTAGGATAGTCGATATCATTCCATTCGATTTTACAAGTGATATTATCTTCTTTAATCCAGTTGAAAAACTCAACGATTCCGAACAAATTTAAATGACTCCAACACGGTGTAATAGAAGTTGTTATTCCGTGCTCTAATAATATATTGTAATTTCTTTTTACTGATTTCCATCTTACTGGATAGCGTTGATATTCGATCCATTTGTCTACACCATCTATGCTACAGCCGATACTGGCACTATCGAATTGTTTAAGTATATCTAAGACATAAGTTTTCACTGTAGTACAGTTTGTTAAGAAGAACGTATGTAAGTCTGTGCGGCCCGCTTTGATTAGTTTTATTAATAGTTCTTCTACTTCTGGCATTACAAACGGTTCACCACCAGCAAATTTTATTTCTTTAATATTCTCATTGTTTAAAATAAATTCATATAAGCCTTTAACAGGATCAATATAACCAACACTACTGTAATATACAGCATTTTCATCCTTAGCAAATTGAATATCTAAAACGCCTGCCTCTGTAGCTGATACTATATTCTTTGCTATTTGGTCACTGTTGCCGGAGTAACACATCTTACATTGTAAGTTACATTTATTCGAAAGACGCACATCTATTATTTCTAATACAGGAGTATCAAAAGGATCTATTCTGCGTTCTTTATATAATTTATTTGATTCTTGCCTTTTAGATATAGATCCACTGTCTTCTAATTTCCAACATGACACACAGCTCGACGGCCTAGTATCTGTTAGAAACTCATGCCGTATATTATTTAATCCCTCATCAGTATGGAACCAGTTGTTCGATCCGCTAAGAGGTGTTCCCTTGTAACTATCTGTTTGTATACAGCAAGACTTATATCCGGGTGTAGTGTCGCCCGAATTATGATCTATATATAGTTCTCTGAACGGGATATAACAAAAGTTTTTCATAGTGTCCTCATAAACGATATCCTCACGCCACCTTTCATAATAAAATTACCTGCGGTAGATTCGTGTACTTGCGCGGTGTCGAATACAAGTAACGACCCCGGTGACCATTTAAAATCCCTTTCAATTGTTAGTCCTTTATGGTATTCTTTATCAGTTATTCCTATCCTGGCCATCTCTTTTTGTTTCATTTTCTCATCACCAATAACAGTAGGTCTGCGATTAACATCGTACACATCCTTAATAGCAGTATAATCTGTTGAGGAGTCGTAGTGCGAAGTAGGCACAGTTGAGCCGTGATCTAATGTTGTGCCTACATCTGCTATACGTTGATCATAGAATACTATACGGCAGTTGCTAGTGTCTGGTTGTAAGTATAGTGGGATTAATACACTCTTGTAGGGTGTATTTTGATGTTCCCAAGCACCGCGTTCTGGCATGTCAGTATGTATACCGTATTGGTGCGGTGTGTGAAAGAAATTACCCTGTACGCTAGTAACAATGTCAAAATCAATATACTGTGATAACTTTTCTTTTAGGATATTAACTAATTCGTCAAAGTTCCCTGCTGTCATTAGCAATCCACTAGTGTTTCCTAGCATCCACTCATCTGTTTTATTGTACATAAAATCTGTTAGTGTTTCTAATTCATCTTCTGAAAACATATCTTCATGACATTCGGCTACAGAGAAGTATTTTGTTAATTCATCGGGATATTCGGAACGCCACTTATGATCAGCGTGTGCTTTAAGTTCGGTATTATGTCCTATAGTCATACTGCTACCCAGGCCTCTTCTTGCTCTATGTGGTTATTCATTGTCCATGCATTGCCCTTACATACATTCCAGCATACTTTATATTCACAACCACTTTTCTTTTCCCATTCCTCCTTAAACTGTTCAAATACACCATGTTGTAATATAAACTGTAGTGTATTCTTTTCTGCTAAGTTAAATCCTTTATTATAATGATTAAACAAATAAGGATTATCTGTTTTAAATTGTTCTGGATAACCGATGTGGCTTTTACAATAACGTTGACTAGTATAACAGCAAGGCCATATTCGTCCTTCACCGTTTAAATAAATTCTACTTAATTCTAAGGATTTACAACCTATGGCTTGATCGTTTGTCACTACATCAACTGTGTTTGCTCGTATATCTTCTGCTTGTGCAGTTGTATATTTAACTCCATTAGCACCCGGATGCGAGTTTAATGATTTGTATAATGCAGGTGGTGGTCTCATGCTCATTCTAGAATCAAATCTAGCAAACCTATAAGACTTTGCTAATTGACTAGCTTCTGTTGTTTGGTGTTTGTTATGCTCAAATATTAGCCATTTCCATGTTGCCTTGCCGCCTGCTTCAATAAACGTTGTAAAGTTTTGTTTAAGTTTTGTCCAATCTACATTAACTCTGTATATGTGATTAGTATCTTCTAGTCCGTCTATGCTAAATGTACAGTCAACTCTAGGTATCTTTGCGAGTTTTTGCCAAAACTCATTGCTTCTAAGTCCACCATTAGTATCTATAAACACTTTACTAACACCCAAGTCCACCCATGTCTGAATACCTTCTAGTATCCTAGGGTTCATTAACGGATCGCCTAGATTACCGCATAGGTGTATTTCTAATTCGTTTATATTAGGTATTTGTTTAATTACTTTTGTTACTATGTCAACATCTAGATGTTCTTCAATTAAATTGGGTAATTTATCACTGGTTCCCCAATAATGTCTACTACAGCCAGGGCATGCCGCATTACAGTATGTAGATAATTCTACTTCTAATTGTTTTATTTTATCTAGTTCAATAAACATGTCATTCTTTGCCCCATTCTATTTTATCCCATACTCGTTCATGAATATAATACAAAATAGCCATACCAAATAAAGAAACAACAAACCAACCAGTCTGTTCCCAATTACCTGTTATAATATAACTTACTATTGTTAAAAGAACTATAACAATAATTCTCCATGATATTGTTTTAACAATAGATCTTTTTTTAGTGTCCATCAAACAGTTCCTTATACTGCGGTGTAACCATTAATATGTTTTGTTTTCTTTCTTGGTCTAAGTACTTTGTAAACTTAATAAATTCAGGCATTTTATCTGAATAGTCTTCAGCGTCCATATAGTTTGTTACACTATCTAATATTTTATTAAACTTTTGTTTAACATTGTCATCTATTGTTGTATCTTTATCTAATTTATCTTTATAATAATTGTAATGTTCGTGGACATCTTGTTTTAATTCTTTATTTAATAATCTAATATTAGCACGTTTAGGACCGTGAGCTACGTGATGTGTTATAACAGGCTTACTGCTACTTGAATTAATCTTTTTATATCCTGATTCTTTTAATTTCCACATCATAAATTCAGGTAAATGAAATATATTATATGCTGTAACAGTAAAGGCAATCCAGGCAACAACATTCTTAGGTAAATTATCTAACTTTTCTAAGTTTGCTTTTGCCTGTCGCCATTTAACTGGCCAACGTTGGTATTCTATCATCGGCCCCATTCCATCTATACTAGCACCGACTCTTATTTGTTTAAATTCTTCCCACATTTTTAATACTCTAGGTGGAAGTGATGTCATATTCGTATTATATTCAATCATTATATTTTTAGCACACCCCGAATCAATACATCTCTGTAAGAATTCATAATGACGTTCGATCATCATCGGTTCGCCGCCTGCCATATAAACATGTTCAATATAAGGAATATTCTTTTCCATTTGTTCCCAAAATGTTTCTGAATTATGCCAATCATAGTCAGTTGTTTCTAACCTTCCTTTAGCATTACGTTTAAGTTCCACGGTTCCGTGTGTATCTTCGTACGTTGTTCCTCCGTGGTACCCTAGCCATTGTTCGTACCATGTGTGACTATCAGTTGGGCCACACATCCTACAGGCTAGATTACATAAGTTTCCGAAACGTAAATCGTAATACTGGTTGCGAACTGTGATGCTACCGTCAGGTGCTGTATCACGAACAGCGGACTCGTAATCATATTCCCAATGCTCTAATTCGTACAACCTTCGGCTTTGTAATCCTGCTTCTTCTTCAGATTTACAGCGACCGCACTCCTCACTCCAACGACCTGCTAACATATTTTTACGAACTATCTTCATTAGGTCAGCGTTCTTGGCATCATCAAAGTTATCACGGCCAGCATTAAAACTGGTACCGTCTGGGTGTCTTACTACGCCCTGATTCTTAGTCACATTGGCTTGACAACATATTCTAATGTCTCCATTGTTTCTAACTGCTTGGAAGTTCCAAGGTATCGGGCAAAATGTTTTACTCATGTTTAAGATTTCCTAGTTCTAATATTTCCCAATTTTTCCTATGATATTTTGCTATCAATGTAGTAATATCTCCTATAGTCACCGGGCTTTCTACTTTAAATGTATCCTCAGTACGCTCTACTATCTCAGTTATCAAACGAGGATCCAATTCATGAAATAAACTAGTGTAGTCATAAGTGTAATCAGCTTTATAGTGATTCATGTTCTCAGTTTCCCAAGAATGAATGAGAGTTTGTTCAGCTTCGTGTACACTTCTATTAAATTCGTCTTTCTTTTTATAGTTTGCTAGATTATTTAATTCTATTCTTTGATCAACATTATCTAAAATACATACAACACCGTAATGCGGTATGCCTGGAAGACTAGCGTCTAATATGAATGTTCCTTTGTAAGACACATTTAATCTATCTATGATTTCTTTCCGAGCTCGATGTTTCTCATACCTATTTCCTAAGTATTTACGCCAAATGCTTTGGCACTCAAGTAATTCTTTATTCCAGTCAGTTCTATCATACCAATTAGGATTAAAATGGAATGGCAAGTATATACCGTCAAACAAATTATTAGTATCTATTTGTTTTTCGATGTTTTTTACAGTTTCTTTCCCTTTAATTACTGTTTGTAATGCTCCGAGAAAGTTCTTCCCCGCACCGTGTTGTATTATGCTAAATTCTCTCATTTTATTATACTTCTATATCTATTATTGTTCCTTGAAGGGTCATCTATAACTCTCCAAATTTATATCTGTTATCATACAGTTTTGATCTATTGTCATTAAGTCCGATAAACCATCAATTTCATATTTCTTATGTATTTTTGTTGCTAGTTCATATAGTTGGTCATAATTAGAAACAATATCTTTTTTATCAGGTGCTTTTGAGTTGTTATCTTTTAATTGATCATAATGTTGTCCGGTATGGACTATTACTTCGTCAACCTCTGGTAATTCCTCAGTTAAAGTATCGCATATAGATAAAGAGCCAAATATTTCTTTCGGTGTCCGTCCTACTATGTCATCCTCATAAAACAGCAAATCTTGAGCCTTTATATTGTGTGGGTTATTTGCTAAAGTCATATAATTACCTTCTATAACACTCTTACATACTAATTCAAAAAACTCTGGATCTATATGTATTTTGCTAGTATCATTATACGGCGGCAGCCATTCTAGTTTATGTCTAGCAATTGTGGCGCTCAGTACAGTACTCCATATATCACGTCTAGTTAAAACAATATTATGTTGAGCTAAATTCATCGTTACTTTTTTCAAATCATCCATATCTTTGAAGATTTCGTCTTCCATTTCACCCGGGTGTGTTTTCCAGACAGCGGCATTAGTTTTGCCATTTACAAGTGCTTCCATTTTATTGCAGACTGCCTGCCTAATTTGTTCTGGTGTGTCTAAACCCATCAACTCATCATTATTAAAAGAAAATGGTGACCCAGTCCACATGGGGTTATCAGCACATTTAGGACAAGCGTCCATATATAACATAATTATATCATGTAAGTAATTGCTACCCGATCTAGGTGTAGCATAAATTTGAACCTTTTTTGGTTTTGTTTGTGCCCATTTCATGTTAGTATTTCCGTTAATTTAGGTATTATAGCCTCGGCAAACTTTTTATGACTCTTTGCTCCGGGGTGTTTATCTTTGTAATCATCATTAGCATACGTTGGACTATTTCGTTGTATACCTACGCCAGGTATAAAGAACTGCTTATGGCATAGGTGTTGAGCATAATTAAATGCAGAAACATCGTAATGATCTTTACATAGTAGTTCATCGCTTTCAACATAAGCATAAGGAATCTTTAAATTACCTAGATATTGTTCTGCGATACCTACTTCTTTATATAAATTAATTAATTGTTGTGCTTTATTAATATATAATTTATTGTGGGCGTTAATTAATGATTTATCTATTCCATTAGTAGTACTTGCCCATGTACTGTTAGAGAAGTTAGGTTGTTTATCTTCACTCCAGTTTAAATGTATAACACCGTCGTCAGCAATATAACTTACGTTTTCTTTATTACTAACCACGTCAGTAAAATATTCATTTCTATTAGCATTTGGCCATTGTATAAACACAAAGTCAGGATAGCCGTGTACGGGGTTATCTAAGTATTGTAATAATATTCTATTAACCGTGCTAGGACTTGCTCCTGGTATTGCTAAATTAATTAATTTATTAAATCCTAATTGTTCTTTTAATTGTATAGTATAACTATTATATCTTATGCCATACTGTATGTGATGACCTAAATGACTATAGCTACAGCCTAGTACTAATAAATTACTCATTTAAAAATTCCTTTAATTTAGGAAATACCGTTTCCCAATTCTCTTGTCTTACTACATCTACTACTCGCTCGTGTTTATTAAAGTTCGCTAGTGCTGACGTTGTGATTAAAGAATCCATTATATGAGCAAGGTCTAACGTTTGTAAACTATTCTTTAATTCTGTTAAAGAATGCCATACTTGATTTTGCCACTTGCTACTTACTCCTTCATCAGCAAAATTAAATGAGTTAAAATCCTCATCAATCAATTCTAATAACCTAGTCTTCTGCTTATTATTTAAGCAATATACACTTAGGTGTGACGGTTCGCTTAATCGTGCTGTATTAAGAAAGAATGACTCTTTATCATTTAATATGCTTTTATCTATATACATAGTACACCAATCTATAAACTCTCTATAGTATAACACATTATAGAGGCTTTGTGTGTGCGATACGCCAATATATATGTTTTTATTTTCGTTATGTAGTTTACAGTACCAAGCAACAGCTTCTTCTACCTTACTCCAATTACTCTTCTTACGCATAAACTCGCCACGTTTGCCTATGCCATCTAAGGACATATTAAGGAATACTGTATTAAACTTATTAAAGTTTTTAATATATTTGTTTTTAGGAATGAATGTAGCATTAGTAAAGATGTCTAATGTAATGTTCTTAGCAAAACCCCAATCAACTAAGCGTTGTAGGAACTCTGCTAGGTATTCACTAAGGAATGGTTCACCACCTGTTACTTTAACTTCATTTAAGTATTTACAGTCGTCCTTAGATAAGTTAAGCATTGTGTCTATTGTCTTAGGTATTGCCTTATCCTGTTCCCAGGCTTCATTGTTACCATAAAACCATTTAACCAAATGATCCGATGCTTCTAAGTCTTCATCCCAACTTGTACTTAATACTGGGTCACATATACGACATTTAAGGTTACAGTAGCGTCCTGTTGTTATTTCTAAGTAAGTCAACACTCCTTTTATCTCTGGAGAGTTCGGCTTAACACTACGATTAAACTTATCATATGGTAATAGACTGCTTGTTCGCATACTAGTATTACTAGAGTCTTCTTCTACTTTACAGCGTAAACAACCATTATCCCATATACCATTAGCCATGTTATCTCTAGGCGTACTATATAACTCTTTGAATTCAATAGGATTATCTACGTATTCACTATTGCCTGTGTAACGACAACAAGGCTTAACACTACCGTTAGGTTCTATCATCATTCCATGCTCTAAATACTTACATACTATCGCGGTCATGCTATTAATTCCTTATTAACTTGTGTATATGTCTTAATCATTTCGCATATAGTCTCTAGTTTATCGTTATTAAATTCTTTAATATCTATTGTACTTGTTAAAAACTTCTTTATTTCATCTTTATCTATATCAATAAAGATCTTTTTATAGTCAATATTAGTTAAAGGACTTGCTAATTGTATATTTTTATAAACATCTTCTGCTTTATCTTTTATTTTATTCTTGTTTCTTTCCATCCATAATGGAGATTTAGCACTTTTTAATTGAGAAGCATACTTAATTGTATCTAAATCGCCTGTAACTGCTAGTGTATGCTCTACATATTTGAACATTAATCGCAAGTCTATAGCGAAATCGTGTGGAAATATGTGGCAAGGCATAAAAAAGTTATAGGCACTTTCAACGCCAAATTGTTGTATTCTTTCGGAAACAGCACTATTAATTCTATTAGAAAGTCTATTAATATCATTGTTTATTATATCCTGCTTATCCTTACCTTTAATAAACAGTTCCTCGAAACCAGGTTCCCAATCAGGAATAAGAGGCATATCCTTATATTCATAGCCTGCTCCAATTGAATCCCAATGATTGTTATGAGGGAAGTCTTTTATATCTATAGGTTCAACAATAGCATTATCCTTGTCATGACCTACGTAAAGTTGTTGTAAATAACCCAAGAAAGCACCACCTGCACCAGCAGGAATAGTCATTATGTATAGTGTAACATTATTTCGTATAAAGTCTTTATCTAACATAGTCATATTTAAGCAATTCGGGAGGTGCGGCACATAAAAACGGAGTTAAAAATTTTTTTAGCTGGTAGCAATATAGTATGTTTATTCCGTATAGAGGGGAGCGGCACATATTAGGGCGAAGCCTAATTTTTTTGCCCTTTTAAAGTTAACTTAACAAGTCAAAGGATATAACATAAACAACTATAACAGCAACAGTAATCATAACTGCCTTAACTATATTATTCATAAGAACTCCCTAATAATGTCCATATTAACGTATAAAGATCTGCTCTAGGACTGTAAACTATGCTAAGATTATTCCTCATAGATATCTTTACTATAAGCAGTAAACTCCATACCATAAGCTGATCCAACATAAACTTTACCGTAGCCAGCATTATATTTTAACTGTATTCGCTGTGAAGCCATAAAAATACTCATGTACTCCTTGGGCTTGAATCTATCTACAACAGCATCAACGGTATTGCCATTATCAGTACAAGTGACTTTAACCTTTTGTATCCTACTGCTAATCTGACTCATATAACTCCTTTTATTATTAACTTACTATACTATAACATAAACACGTTTGAATGTCAAGTGTTTAATGTAAGCACTATGTTCAGTATGAGTGTAAGCATTACAGACAGATTTTTAATAATAGCAACAAAAAATAGCGTTAACTCCTTACTAATACTAAATGCTAACCTTATTATACGTAGTAAGAACTTTACATAGTCTAAAGACTAACTACTCGTTAACACTCGTAGTTGTTTTATTAAGTTAATTATAATGCTGAATTAAATTAGAAAGAATCTATTTAACAAGTACGTTAAACAGTGATTACTATATACGAGGATTAACCCGTTCGAAATAAGTTTGACGTTGGTTGTCTAATAGAGCCGTATATGCCCTAAACTTTGGTACTAACTCTGGTTGATATGGTATTGAGTCTGACCATTTTATCAGCTCTTCACATCGCCTTGGAAAACTTTTTTTGACTACACTAATCATACGCTCACGTTCACTATAGGGGACCACTGCAAGCCCTAAAAAGCCCTGATCAACTGGTTGTATGACTAATTCACAATGGCCTTGAATAGATCCATCCTTATTAAACTCGCTTTTCCACTTGTCGCAGTACTTTATAACGTCTAATACAGCCGACCAGTTCCAGGCTTGTAACACGAAGTGAAACGATACGATAGAACTCAGCCTGCCCCATTGTGTCCGTAGTAAGTGTTCTACAGCATTATCAAACCTATCCCACTTAGCAGGTGTTCTAATGTATTCATATTCCGAGCCGGTACCATCTATGCTAAGAGTCCATGACACTTGCGCAAACTTCTTCAAGTATGGTTGTATGTTATTAAATTGTACAGGTGTAGAAGCATTGGTTGTTATATCAACCTTACTGTGTTCATTGTATTCCATCTTGTCTAGTATACTGTACACTTCTTTTTGTATTGTAGGTTCTCCCCCTAGTAGCTTTAAGTTGACTACCTTGTTTAACTCTGGTAGTTCGTAATGCTTCCTCTGTGAAAATTTCGCTAACTCGTCGTTATCAAAGTTGTTCTCTAGTGTTATATTTGCAATGCCATTTGGTTCTTGTAACTTGAGCCATTCCCTCGCGATTTCTGTGCTGTTATCGGGGTAACACATGCGACACTTTAAGTTACATAGGTTACTAGGGCGTATATCTGCCCAACGAGGATCTGGCATTGTTAATTCTAATGGTTCGTCAGGATCTATAGTATCACTATGTACAGCAGATTCATACCAGGCATCGAACATATGACGATCAGACTCTAGTCCTATGTCCTCTCTTTCTTTACATTGGTGACATGTTGAGTGCCATTCACCTTCTAGCATAGACTTTCTTATGTCCTGTGCTAGAGGATTATTGAATACATCATCCATTTCATTGCTAGTTAGCTCGTGCCGGCCGGTATTCATACAGCATACACGTGACTCTTTAGACGAGGCCCGGAGGTAAACGTTGTAGAATGGAGCATAGCATAGAGGTTTGGAGGGCTTTTCGGTTGACATATTGACCTTTTTGTGTTATAATAACTGTATACTATATTTATAGACTGTGGAATCCTTGCTGTCAGAAGGTGGCCACAAGCAAATAAGATGCTTTTTTGGTTGACATTGGCCACAAAGTGTGCTATAATAGTATTAATATTAACTAAAAGTCGAGGAGGCTATATGAATATTAAAGAAGGAAAGTATACACACAAGGTAACTCTGTCACATTATAGAGGCCATACTGTAACAAGGTACACAAACGACCCTGAAACTAGGGGCGAAGTACTGTTAGATCACGGGTACAAACCTCTAGAGGGCCAAACAGAACTGTTATTTGAACAGATTAATCCTGTTATGGACCAAGTAGAGTTGGAACCTATGATAGATACAACCAATTCAGAGGTAGTATCTAGCATGGATCTTGGCGAAACTGCTTAACTCATAGAGTTATCTGGCGGGGCTTATGCCCCTAGTTTGCTAAGGATGTAGTCGATATTGTAAAAGTCGACTACATCGTGCTGAATATATGGCCGAAATACCCTTACTATTTGTGTGGGTATTGGAAAATAAATGAATAACCTAGCGTTATCAATGACTTACATCGGCAAATGAGTTGCTATTTTGGTTGACTTTTGGCCTTTTTGACTGTATAATATATATATAACAATTAGGAAATGGATAAAATATGTATAAAGAAAATGGTAAACCGGTTAAAAAGTTCTTCTTAGAATTAAAATATGATACATTTGTTGGTAAACCCAAGCAAGAAGTCATTAAACAGTTCGAAGATACCTACACAAAGGACAGCGTTGTACGTTGGACTAAGTCAGATAACGTAGTTCCAGAAGACTTTTTATACGATTTCAGAGACTTAGGTCTTATACCTACCGAGTTTATCCAGATATCTTTGGACGCTAAGACTGTTGATATGGAAAAACATGTCGGCGAATACATACAGTCCATGAAAGACTTTAAGAAAAACAACCCTGAGGGTTGGGCGGAACAACAAGCCGAGATGATGTTTGAAGCATCAGCGGCAATGGGACCAGGCGAAGAGATGGTTAACATCTTTACTGGCGATACTTTTACAACAAGATAAGGAGTTATATGTCATTAGATAATAATTTAGTTTACGGTAAACCAGGAATGGTTTGTACACCTTTTTTCACTTCATTCTTAGGTACATACCAAATAGGATACAGAGAGCCTAAGGCCAAAATTAACACATGTGAGTATGTGTATGTTAAGGCTATGAGCAAGGAACATGCCTTTGAAGTAGCACACAGCTTACCAGGTGAACGTACTGTTACAAGCGTTGAGGCACCGGGCGAAGAACTATACGGACTTACTCCAGGAGTACAGTATGTATAAAGTAAATGATTACGTTAAGTTTCACAACGGTAAGCGTACTGTTAAAGGCACAGTTACAATAGCTGATACTGACACAAGTGATATGGTTACTATATGGGAAGCCGACGGCCAAGCATATAAGGTGAACAAGTATAATGTATCAGAAGTTAAGCCTGAACTACATAACACTAAGTTAGTATATGAGTCAGACGATGTATGCCTAGGACGTGAGGAGCGTACAGGTAGAACGTATGTATACGAACGTGAAGAAGGACGTGAGAAACACTTTGGTTGGCAGCCTGGACGTTATGTAGAGTTCGATCGCAGTCGTAGTGAATGGGTATCAATGAACACTGGTACACCTGTATACTTTACTACACCAGAAGAGATCGCTCAGTACTGGAGAGAGAACATGATGCTTAGTCCTATGCCACCTAAGGGATCACAGGAGTGGATAGACAGTATGATGAATAGCATGTTACCAGAAGGACAGTCACTAAAGCATACAGGCTTATACACTATGAGTGACCTAGACATTGCTAATACATTACTACGTAATGGTGAACATATCATACGATGAACATACACATTGTTATACTAGCCCTACTACTCACTACTATAGCTACTAGTGAGTATGTTAATGACTATAGTAGTATACCATTAGGCCCACACAGGGCCACACCCACACACCTATAACACACTACAGAGCGGCGTAGACCACACCTCAACCGTCGCGACCGTGTAGCTGAATACTCAACATGTTGAAATACCCTTACTGATTGTGTGGGTATTGACCAATAAAAATAAAAATAAAATAAAAATAAAATGTCTTGGGGTGGTGGTCATACAGCAGAGAATTGTTGTATTTTTACAACAGGCCGCTAGCCACGTCTCATTTTTTTTATGGCTAGCTGTATAGGCCCCTTTAAGCCTTTATCTATTGTATAGTGTAATCAACATGTTACTGTATAGCTTATAGTGTAATGTGTGTATTACATCTTTATCTATTGTGTATACACGTACACGTTCTTGTTATACCTTTATCACACGTACATGTTCTTACTATATGCTATACTACATATATTGTTACTATTATATACTATACTATATATTTTGTTAGTACTATAGTCTATTGTTATTGTTTTACTACTGTTATAGTTACTGTTACTACTATAAGTCTTATTGTTATTACTATAGTCTTTACTACTATGTGTTTCTTCTTATACATAATTTCCTTCCCCTTATACAGCTTAAAGTTTGAGATTGTATATAAGAGTGAGTATAAAAATTTTACGCTATACTTTTTTTCGAGTTACTACTACAGTCATTTATAAATATGTACATGAATAACAAATACAACTCGTGGTGTAAGTGGCATCCGCTTAAAACTATAATGCTAGGGAGATCATATTATCCTGAGTATTATCGCGATATTGGTAACCCGAGGATAAAAGATTGTTTAGTTAGGATAGCAGAAGAAACAGAAGAAGACTTTAAGAATTACGAAAAAGTACTAACAGACTTTGGCTGTGAAGTTATTAGACCAGAGCTCGACCCTAATGAGAACATAATGGACTACGTTGATGACGAGGAAAAGTCTTGGCGAGTACAACCTAATGCTTGGACAGGTACTATACTACGACCTCCTGCTCAGCCTCGTGATGCTCAATTAGTAATGGGTAATGAACTATTGCTTACTGGCAGAGATAACCCTGCTATTCAGGAAACACTTTTAAAGTATAATAGTACTGATGTTTCAGACTTAGTAGAGGAAACACGAAACATTATAATATCAGAAGATGAAGCCTTTCATCATGTAAGTGGTGAGAAGTTGTTAGGGCAAGGTGCTTTAGAGTTTGATGCTCCTACTATGACGTGTGTAGGTAATAGAGTTTATATTGATCGTAAAGAAATACCTAAAGCAGTTATTGATCTACTTAAAGTTAAATATCCAGATAGAGAATTCATTCAAGTTAAGATAGGTGGACATTCAGACGGGTGCTTTCATACATTAAAGCCAGGCGCTATAATTTCACTTAACGAAATACAAAGTTACAAAGATACGTTTCCGGGTTGGGACGTTTGCTATCTTCCTGATCAGTCTTGGAGTTTAGTAGAACCGTTCTCTGTATTAAAAAAGAAGAACAAAGGTAAGTGGTGGTTAGCTGGTGAAGAGAATAATAACGACTTTACTAATTTTGTAGAAACATGGTTAACGGATTGGGTAGGCTATGTTGAGGAAACTGTATTCGATGTTAATGTAGTAATGCTAGATGACAGTCATGTATGTGTTTCTAATTACAATAAACAAGTGTTTGACTTTTTAGAAAAGCATAACATTGAACCAATCATAGTTCCGTTTAGACATAGGTACTTCTGGGATGGAGGGCTACATTGTGTAACATTAGACCTGTATCGCGAAGGCAGTATGGAAAACTATTTCGAATGATAATGAAATTATATATGATAGCAATAGGCTTAATATGGCTGTGGTTATTCTATGCTTGGTTCAACGTTAGTTAAAATTAATCTACCGTTTCAGTTCATTTATCTAAAGTTCTATGTAAATACAGCATGTCCAATCAACAGTGGTTCTGGAAAACTAATAGGAAGAAAGCTACTACTAAGCCTGCGAGTTCGCGAGGACTTGTACCTCTAGATGCTACCGCAGACATGATCATGAAACTAAGAAAGCGTAAACCATAAGTACTAGCATGATTAAATCACCGTGTTTAAAAATATGTGTTATGTCACCGCATAACAAAACTATATGCTCTGGGTGTCTCCGCACACTCGATGAGATCACAGCATGGCGTACACTAGATGATCCAAGTAAGTTGTTAGTACTTAAAGCGGTCAAGGCCAGACGTGCCCTACTTAAACAGTCAGATAATGGATGCTAATGCGGTTGTAAATAATACAGAAGGGGATTATTATGATAGCGTTAAGCATACTCGGTTCGTTATTTTTATTGTGTATTACAATATATCTATATGACAAGTATTACTATAAAACAAAATCACGTAAATCATCTAAAGGGCTGTGGCGGCTATAGAGGCACCTGTACCCAATTTTAAGCGTCATACAGCAACATTAACGAACAAGTGCTATACACGGCATTAAAACTATAATAATTAATGCTTATCCGATTTAAATCGGATACAAACTATACAGGAATCCGGTTGACTTTGTGGTAGTGATATGCTATAATATATGTATGACTAAGAGTAAATTAGAAGTACAATTAGATAGATCAAAGCATACTATGGAACTAGTAAGAACTGTTACAGCGTTACTTGTATTGGCCTTACAACTTGTTATCATCGGTAAGCTATTCGGAGGGTAACATGGCAAAGACTATAGAAGAAATAAAAGTAAAGTTAAACAACTGGACTGATGTTATTGTTAAAGCTGAAACTAAAAAGGATATGACTTATTCTTTTACGTTTAAGAATCAACAAGGACAAATGGTATGGGGATCTAAAGTTAGACCCTTACCACACGCTAGAGAGTTTTTAGTAGGTTGCGGTCAAAAGAAGTATAAAGACTATGACTTCACAGCAGATAAGACTACTGGAGAATATTGTTACATGTTTAGAGATCCAGCAGTTGCTACATTATTCGGACTATGGTTTACTAAGGATTCGCCAGTAGCAACAACACAGTATACTAAGCAACACACTTGTCCAGAATGCGGACATGACTTTTAATGTTAAGCTGGCACAAGATGTACTACAAGAAAGTACAAAAGGCGTTAGGGATATCAGGCTATGCTATGGGGTGGCTTGCGTTTATTAAAGGATTAGTAGTGGGACTACTAATTGCTATATGGATTAGTTAAATGACTCTTGAACAAGTTCTCGAACAAGTACCAAGGCAACGTATATACAAATCAGAGGATATATTTGTATGTATTGCGTGTGAGAAGATGTACACAATAGAGATGATAGATGATCACCTTAATAAGTGTGAAAAACTAGAACAAAAATTAAATGACTAATAAACAAAAACTCTTATTAACATTCTTAACAGTATCATTCTTGTCAGGTTGCGGGATAAACATCTTTGGTCCTATGGCATTAATAAAAGAAGATAGCAATACAGTAAATACAGTAAATACATTAGAGGCGGTACCGCATGCGGTTCAGGAGTTATAATTGTCTAAGAGATTTAATAATTATAAATCGTACGATAACTGGGTAGTCGGTAGAGTTTATAAGGGTGATGATTGGCTCAACCAGTTCCAAGGAAAAGACTTTACACGAGCAATAAAGCCTAATATATTTAAACGTATTGTTACTTGGTATAAAAATAACTATTGGTTAGGTTAATATTATGGACAATGTAAAAACAACAACAGTTAAGCCACACATCAAGTGGGACGGCTTTAGAAAACAATACAACGGTATTATTAAAAACCTTTTAAACAATGTAGACATTTGTAATGAGCGTTATGTTAAAGAGGGTGAAGAAGGATATCTTGTACAGCGTGATGCGTATATAAACGAAATAGAAACAATGAAAGCATTTATCAAAACAGAAGAGATACGTTTAGGATATTATAACGATGAATAAGATTCCAATGAAAGGTGGCGATGAGTACGATGCCCTTACTAAGGCACGGAAGATTCACCATTGGAGCAAAGGTCAACTTAAAAAGATCAAACGAAGTTATAACAAACGCTTTCGTAAAGAAGGAAAGAAAATAGATGCAACAAAAATCAGAGTACTTATATGAATTGGATTTGCAGTACGATACATCTAAACTTCAAGAAGAAGTAGATGCATTAGATTTAGAACCGTACTTTAAAGACAATCCAAATAAAGATAGTTGGTTCGCAGGTCCAGAAACATGGTTATACGCAGATATACAAAACAAGGCTAACACAGAAGTTGATAGTATGAGTAAGCAATTAAAAGAATTACTAGGAACTAATGATGTTGTGTTTGCTGTTATGCGCCAAAAAGCAAACACCGAAGTTCCAGTTCATAATGATAATCTGCCTAAGAGGATATTAGATAGGTATCCGGACACGAGGCCAATTCAATGTGCGGTCAATGTCCAATTAAATGATAACATTGGACCAATCAACTTTCCATCATTAGGTTCACTTGAAACATACAAATGTGCGTTGTTAAACATATTAGAAGACCACGGAGTTCCGGCCTTTGAAACTGATAGATATTTTGTTAAATTTAAGATACTAGATGTGTCTTATAAGAAAGCACTTGAGAATTATTTAAATTTTAAAATAAATAGATAGGATATTATAACGATGAAGAAATCAACTAATAGAGATATCAAAAAAGCAACACAACTTCAACACATTAAACAAAAACTACACGACTTAAAGAACACTACTAAGAGTCGTAAAAAAGATAGCCTTGTTAAGAACTTAAAGAACTTAATGAAACGAGCAGTACGAAAAGGGACATACAAGTAACATGATAACAATAACTGAAGTAGGTGCCGAACGAGTAACTCGGTATTTAGAAAACAGAAAGAAAGGATTGGGCATCAGGGTCAAAATTCAAACGACAGGATGTTCGGGTTACGCATATCATTTAGAGTTTGTTGATGAAGCAAATGACGATGATAGTATATTTGAATCAAACGGTGTAAAGATTTTAGTTGATAATAAATCATTAACGATGATTGATGGCACAGAATTAGATTACAAAGTTGATGGCCTCAACGCAGGATTTGCCTTTAAGAATCCATACGAAGATGCAACATGCGGATGCGGAGAATCATTTACACTTAAAAACTAAAAGGAAACTATGAGAACAAAAATAAGAATGCAATCATCGGAATCTCCACACTTTTATACACGACATAAGAATAATCGATTACATCCAGAAAAGATGAAGTTAAATATGTTTGACCCAACAGTAAGAAAGCACGTGGTGTATAATGAAAAGAAGATTAAGAAATAGGGGTTGACAACAGCGGCTGTTTGCAGTATACTAACAACACTATGAGAATATCTAAAGAGTTCGAAAGCAGTTTAGAATTCGGCGACAAGCTAGAGAAGAACTATGCTCTTACAGTGATCCAGAAGATACATCCTAAGTGTACTATACACGAACCAGAAGAGTATAGAGAAGATGGATTAGCAGTTCCTGATCATATAGTAAAGAAGGGTAAAAAAATTGTAGCCTTTTATGATAGCAAGAACAAGCGAAGCACATATAAAGTAAGAGGCGTACCAGAAAGATTCTGGAGCGTAGATGAGAAACTATTAGAGTATAGAACGTATGCTCTAAAACATAAAGTTCCATGCTACTTGTTATTTTACAATAAGAGTAGTGATAAAGAGAATGTGTACATTGTTGATGTTACAGTTGAACCTAAATTCTACAAACGAATTAATAACAGATTTGGAGAACATTGGTTCGGCTACTACATATCACAAACAACACCATATGCGATATGACACTATCAGACGTAGTATTAAAAAAGAACACTAGGAACCATGACAGCAAGTACCGTCATATAACTAACAACACAAGTGACTATCATGCTATAATAGATTTCGGCAGTTTTGATTTAAGCATTGTCCAGAACGATAGAGACTACGGTAACAATCAAAATCAATTTCAAATTGTCGTATTCGGTAAAGATGGAGCAACAGAACTAGACTTACCAAACATACCAAAGGCGGGCTATGGATTAAACACACCTAGCTACAACAGTTGGTTAACATTCACAGACTTAGACAGCATACTCAGACAACTAGAGTTTGAAGCATTAGCAGTACATAAGTTTAAACCCAGACAAGTACAGTAACTAACAAGTCTCCATAGCTCAGTTGGATAGAGCAACAGCCTTCTAAGCTGTAGGTCATAGGTTCGAATCCTATTGGGGACACCACATTACACTACGGAGTCGATTGATACAGAAAAGCAGTAATGCTAAAGCGAAGCGTAGCATATATGCTTTGAGCGACGACTGTGTAGACTCACACTAAAGAGCCTTAACTATCAGCTTGTATGTACAGACGTGCGACGCGGAGGTACATGCAAGAAGGCGGTTGTGTAGGAGCACAGTAAAGAAGGCAAAGACATCTGAAGAGTCAGCCCTGCTGACCTGAAGTGCCTGGTACTGTAGAAGCTACCGCCAAAAAAAAATCTAAAAGCTCCGCATATATCGTCCGCCAGCCCACCAATTATAATAACGTCATATTATACTAGCCTACCGAAGCCCCACATTCGTTCTAAACAAAACCAACACACTTCACAATGCGATGAGAAATCATCTGTCCATGCTTCGCAACTACGTGTAAGTGGGAATAGGGTATCTAGTAATCCGAAGTGTGAATACAGTTCAGCAACTGCTTTCTTATCTACATTAATCAATGGACTAAAGATATTACCAGGTGTTCCCCAATCAGGTGGGAACGTTGCGGGGTCACCGTAGTATTGTATGGGTAACAGCTTATCTGTTTTGTTACGTTCGGGCGGCATACTTACTTCTTGATGTTTCTCATCTTGTCCTACGAACTCGCTAGGGTTTGCTGTAACACCATTGAACAAGCAACGTATCTTTAAATTATCAAACAGCTTTTGGGTTATTAATCTTTGATCCTCATTATAGTTTGGATTGGCTTTACCTTCATCCCCCATGTGCGGGTTTATTTCTATAATGGGGTCCGAGCCTAGTCCTGTGATGTGCTCACCAAACGTAACAGTAGGCCATTGTTCCTTTAAGAAAGCAACTACACCTTTAGCAAACTTTACTTGATATGCTTTACCTGGTTGGTCCATTGTGATCGGATACACAATAGGATCGCTGTTACATTCTTCTACAATAGCTTTACATAACATCCAACCTACTACAGCCGAGTCGGCACCGCCACTTACCTTATATCCTATATTCTTATAGTGTTTAGGAATTGTAAATTCAATACGGCCTTGTTTTGTATCTAATATCATATGCTATCTCAGTATAATTGGATAGGCTCTTTGTTAACTAATTCAAACATTATTAATCTCCATCCAACGTTTTACTACTGGCATCAGTTGTTCGTGTGTATTATCAAACCAACCTTCGATGTGATAGTCTACATTACTGGGTGGTTCAAACATTGCATTAGTATCATCAAAGCGTCCTTCTTTAATAGTGTCCATCCATATTGTGAAGTCTGGATTAAAGTTTTGTCTTGCTTCTTCTGTAGGACAAATGAAATCACACACTGCAATTTTACCTGCCATAACTACACCATCTGCTAAGTGTTTCATACGAACCGATTGTCTAATGCGACCTGATAGACTAAAGTCCCAATCATTATAACTTGTTCTAACTACGTCAGCATTAATCCATACACCATTAACTAGTTTAGCAAATGGTTCTGCTAGTGTTGACTTACCGCTACCTGGAAGTCCGCATATTAATATTTTCATCTTGCTTGTCCTCATGCCAGCAGTAAAACGTTGGATAGGCTCTTTGTTAACTAATTCAATCAAGTTTACCAAAGCCCCATTCACGTTCTTTACAGTACCAACACTTGCCACAATGTTTACTAAAGTCTAACGTTACTTCTTCGCAACTGCGGGTCTCTAAGAACAGCGTATCCAGGAGATTATATTGTTTGTATATACTTGCTACACCTTGTTTATCTGTATTAATAAACGGTCGATAACCAGGATGACTATTATCGCCGTTCCATTGAGCAAACTTGCCAAAGCGAGTATCGTCGAACTCACCTATTGACTCATCTTCAAACTGTTCTGATATTTCCCTTGGGGGGTTTTGAGTAATACCGTTGTAGTGTCTTTCAATCTTAAATTCGTTGTATGCTTTATCTAGTACTACGTCTTGAGCATCACTGTAATCCATACTGCCTGTATCGTTGGTAACGTGTGCTATTACTTTTACAGATGGGAACTCGTGTTGTAACCATGTTATAACTTTTTTACTGAATATTCTTTGATACGGTTTATCGGTATGGTCAGTTGTTATAATTACAATTTCTACGTCTAAGTTTTGTTTGTGTATTGTTTTGAATATCATATACGAAACTCCGGCACTATCAGCACCACCGGATACTTTAATACCTATTCGTTTTACTGTATCAAGATTGCCAAAGTTATAAGTGTCTTGTTCTGTTTTAAATATCATGTTTTAACATTTCTCTAATTTCGTTATATGGCTTATCAAAACTTATTTGTAAAAAAAATCTATCTTTACTTGATTTAGGGACCGAATGTTCTTGTTGGTTGTTTTGTAAGTAAACACCTAAGTTATGATGTAGCGTCCAAGCGTAGCCAACATCATTTCTAAATATAGTAGGTGTCTCTGAAGCATTTAATTGAAACGTCATACTTGATTTTCTTTTGTCATCAGTATGCCAAGGTACCTCACCTTTGTTTTTTAAAAACACAGGCCACCCGACTTTTAAAAAATCCTTTGCTTTTTCTTTAAACCAGTTTGGTAATAATTCTGCTTCGGTAACATGATTGTTATCAGGCGCATTATCTTTCTCAATTAAATACGGTTCAAAGTTACTATGCTGTGCTATTTGATATAGTTCGTCTCTTTCATTTTGATTCAAATTTATATCTACTTTACAATAAAAATCTTTTACTTCCATGTTATAATTTCCCAAATCCCCATTCACGTTCTTTACAAAACCAGCAGTCATTACAATGCTCGTCAAAGTTATTTGTCCATGCTTCGCAACTTCTAGTTTGGTTAAACAATGTATCTTCTAATCCATATTGCTTATATAACTCAGCGACACCTTTTTTGTTTGTGTTAATAAGAGGCCTATAACTTGGTTGGTTTGGATTGTTGTTACATTGAGGTTGGTTCGGTACATCACGTTCTGGTGTACCACCATTTAATACCGGACCTTCTTTACTAAAAAATTGTTCATACACTTCTTTTGGAGGGTTAGCAGTAATGCCATTATAATGTCTTTCAATACCTAACATATATGCTTCATCTAATAAATTGTCTTGCCTGTTATGATACTCTGTACTGGTCCATTTATTACCTACTTTAACTGCTGGGCAAGTATTAGTAAGATGCTCGCCTATCGTTACATTAGGAAATTCGTTTATTAACCACATAAGAACCTTATCAGAATAAACTTTTTGATATGCTTTTTGTTCGTGTACAGTTGTTAGTAAAGTTACTTTAGTATTGTACTTGCATTCTTGTATTGTTTTGAATAACATATAAGCAACAATGGCCGAGTCAGCGCCACCGGATAATTTAATACCTATGTGCTTGTTGTTTAAACCTTCAAATTGATATGTGTCTTGATCGGTCCAGTATATCATATACTTACTTATAAGGTCTGAACATAAGATAATAAATACTTGATACAAAGGGAACACCTATGGGATTAACAAGAGCAAAAGTACAAAATATAGACTTTGATGTGACTAACATCACTGACCCGCTGATACGAATCAATAGCGGCGAAACAGGATCAGCAGATAAAGACGCCGGTATTGTAATAGAACGAGGCGACGATACTAACGTTGCTATACTGTATGACGAAAGTGCTAACGAATTTGCTGTAGTTAATACTTCCGAAACAGGTACAACAGCAGGCAATGTTACTATATCAAGTTATGCTAATATTAAAGCAGATGAGTTTCATGGAGATGGTTCTAACTTAACTGGTATTGGAAGTTCATACACACATCCTAATCACAGTGGCGATGTAGTATCTTCGGGCGATGGAGCATTAACTATTCAAACAGATGCTGTTGATATTGCTATGTTATCTGCTTCTGGAACTGCTTCAAGTAGTACGTTTTTAAGAGGAGATAACTCTTGGGCTACTGCGGCTGGAACTCTAGATGGGTTAACAGATTGTACAGTATCAGCCTCAACTCCAACAGCTACAAGCAACCCTTCAGCAGTAGGACATCTATGGATAGAAGAAGATAGAGGTTTGGCTTACATTTGTACAGACGCAACTACCAATGCAAATGTTTGGAGAGGTGTTGGAATAGAATCTCTTTCTACAGTTGAATATTTAGTTGTTGCCGGCGGCGGCGGCGGCGGTGGTAATAATGGTACTGGTAATGCTGGTGGCGGTGGTGCAGGTGGTTATAGAACTAGTACTAGTTTTGCTATCACAACAGGTTCATCTTATACAGTTACAGTTGGAGCAGGCGGTGGCGGCGCGGCGACAAACGTAGGTTCTAATGGTGCTAACTCGGTATTTGGTAGTATTACTTCTACAGGCGGTGGAGGTGGTGGTGCTTACTCAAACCAGGCTGGACTTGCTGGTGGCTCTGGAGGCGGTGGTCCACAGACTAATGGTAGTGGTGGTGCAGGAACATCAGGCCAAGGCAATGCTGGTGGAGACAATGGTGGCATAGGTGGCTCAGGCGGCGGCGGTGCTGGTGGTACTGGTTATTCTAGCACTGGCTCTAGTAATAGAGAAGGTGGTGTAGGTGGTATTGGTCTAGCCTCGTCAATAACTGGTTCATCTGTGTATAGAGCAGGTGGCGGTGGTGGCGGTACACACAACACAGGTACTGGTGGATACGGAGTTTCAGGTGCTGGTGGTCAAGGTGGTGGGGGACATGGACATTACAAAAACACAAACCAATCCGAAGCCGGCGGTGCTAATCAAGGTGGTGGCGGTGGTGGTGGCGGTGAAACCAGTCACGCTGGAGCAAATGGTGGTTCGGGTGTTGTTATTATTGCTTATTCAACAGACTATTCGGCCGCAACAACAAGTGGTACAGTATCAGTTTCTACGGCATCTAGATCTGGCTACCGTGTATATACTTTCACTGGTAGCGGCACAATTACATTTTAGGAGATAATATAATGAGATTTGTAAGAGCAAACACTTTAACTTTAAAAGTAGAAAATGTTTTGTTAGGAGATAAAATTGATTTCATAAATAGACCTGATTGTGATAATTGGATTGAAAATGATACAGCAAAGATAAACGATACTTATAATGTAACAACAGGAACGTTCACATCACCTCCACAATATCCAGATGATGGAAAATTATATACTTGGAACGAAGACACAACAGCTTGGGTCGAAGTAACCGAATAGTTAGTCAAAAAAATGCTCCAACAGTTAACTCGGGTTAGGAGTAATTCGCCGGAGCATCTTCACGTGCTGTTTTTTATTTTATGTCGGGTAAACTAACTTAAAGTTCGACAAGTATCTTTTATCAGTTTTGGAGTCTTATATAAAAGTACTAAAAGAGTGACTCGCTACTTTTGTTTTCTTTTATGTTCATTACGTTAGTGTTAAAACAGCCGCTTCGGCTAAAACGATCACTAACTCCTTGCTAGTAAACTAACAAGAATTCTTTACTTTGATATCAGTAATAAAGTCAGTAACATCATTAACTGAATCAAAACCTAACAATCCCCAAGCCTCATCGGCATCTATGATTGTTTTAATTGCTTGACTTTGGGTTAGTAGACCAGTTTCAATTTGTTCTACTATAGTATCAAGTTTCTTTTCTGCTTGATCCCAAAAATAACTTTTGCTTAAACTCATTAAGCCGCCTTTCGTAGTAGTGTTGCTGATACTCTCCACTTACCTCGACCAGTATCAACTGTTATGTTTTTAATTGCTTTCTTAGTAATAGTACCTTGTATAGTACCGCCCCTAGCATCAAACTCAACTGTATCGCCAACTTCAAAACCTCTAACACTACTTTTAGCAATGTAGGTTCTTCGATCTTTAATAGCACTTACTACAGCATTGATTTCATCACCGTTCATTTTAGTGATTTCTAGTATTACTTTTGATAGATTTGACATATTTCTTATTCCTTTATTGTTTAATATATATATATTATACACTAAGTTAGGCCAAAAGTCAACCAAAATAGCAACTCATTTGCCGACGTAAGTCATTGATAATATTAGGTATTTAAAAAAAGATGAAAAATAATTGTTAATTGGGTGCTTTTGGAGAAGGCAATGTGTCGTATATGTGTTCAATAAAGGAATAAACTATAGGCACATGGTCTTTAATATGCTGTTTCCTAGCAGTATCAAATGCCTTAGTTGCGTTGGCTAACATCCAGAGATTAGGTTTAGTGTAATCTGTTAATAATCCTTTTAGAAGTTTCTTAAGAGGTTTGTGTGATTCCTCCATTAATCTAACAACATACGGATCTGTAATGTTTAATATACGTTCTATCTCGTTGTGCCTAGCGTTGACTGGCAAGTTGTTAACTGTGGCCCAGTTAGGTCCTTCTATATTATAGAACTCTACAGGTAACGTGATAGTTTCTAAATTAATTGCTTTGTTATAATCAGCTAACCAAAACAGAAAGTCATATACATTAAAAAGGTTTAATGCTTGTAATGTAAAATGTATTTGTCTATGTTCTGATAAGTTGACCCATTCGGTTATTACTTCTTGTGCTTTATTCCAATGCAACGGAGAGCGGATATATTCTAATGTTTTTCCTATGCCGTCGATGCTTAATTGTGCTCCTATACTACGAAACTTTTTAAGTTTGTCAAACATTGCTTTGTTATTAAAATTAGTACAGTTGGTTGTAATGTGTATGTTACAATTAGTCTTGTCAGCATCTATTAACGTGTCTAGCATTTGAGATACCTCTGGCATAATAGTAGGCTCGCCACCTAAGAATTTTATATCGCTATCATCTGTTAACCCAGATATTAAATGGTTTATATTATCTTTACTCATGACACTTGGAGAAAATTCTACTGTGTGCCCAGCCCACTTAGACAAGTAAGGGTTTTTCTTTTGCTCTTTATCTAGTTGACTACTATACTTGGGTGTACACATTCTACATTTTAAGTTACATAGGTTGCTCGGGCGTATATCGAGGTCTAACGGCGTGTTTAAATTGGTTCCAGTAACAACATTAAGTTCTGGACTGCTGTGCTTTTGATACTTCGCATCAAACATTTGTCTATCACTATCGATGCCATCTTCTTCTAAACTCCAACAACTAGAACATATATCAAGTTTTTCACCTGCTAACATTCGTCGTCTAATGTCTTGGTAGTAATCACTTTGCCAATGATTCTCTAAATCCAATGATTCGACAGTATGTGTTCCTAATGGTTCGTTGCTAGTACAACACACTCGAGGCCCATCATTCGGGTGTATGTATTTGTGTATGAATGGAGCATAGCATATATTTTTATGATGCTTGGTATTACTCATCATTTTGTCGCGGTAGGTATTTGTATGTACATATCTTCAATACATGAATATACTTCAGGCACATAATCTTTAATATGTTGTCGTCTAGCAGTATCGTGGTCTTTAATCCATCTAGATAGTTTCCAAGTATCGCCTTCAGACTTATCGTTTAATAATTCTGTTAAACAATTTGCTAGTGGATTATTTGATTCATTCATTAATCTAACAACATACGGATCAGTTATATTTAACAACCTGTTTACTTCGATGTTTCTTTCGTAAACTGGCAAGTTCCTAACATGCACTAAGTTGGGTTGATCGATTAAATAGAACTCCACGGGTAATGTGATATTTTCCTTGTCTATTGCTTTATTAAACTCAGCTAACCAAAAAAGAAAATCATAAACGTTAAAGAGATTTAATGCTTGGAAACAGAAATGTATTGCTCGATGATTGGTTAATTCGATCCATTGAGTTATTACTTCTTGTGCTTTATCCCAATGTAATGG